CCACGAGATGAGCGGATGGGTCCCGCATGTCGGCCAGATGCCCGTTGTGGAGTCGATGGCGCGTAACCGCGTGGCGGCGTGCGGTCGACGGTTCGGCAAGTCCGTCATTGGCGGCAACGAGATTGTGCCTGAGGTCTACGTGGCCCATGCGATGCAGGACTATCTGGAGTCGATCGGGAAACGGCGCGAGTTCTGGATTGTCGGCCCGGAGTACAGCGACTCTGAGAAAGAGTTCCGCGTCACATACGACACGCTGAAGCGCATGGAGTTCCCATTCGACAAGCCGGGGACCTACAACGACCCGCACGGCGGCGACATGCATATCTCGTTGTGGGACGGCAAGTTTCAGTTGCACGCCAAGTCGGCGAAGTACCCCGACACCCTGGTCGGCGAAGGTCTGAGCGGCGTCATCCTCTCCGAGGCCGCAAAGTTGAAAGAGCGCGTCTGGACCAAGTACCTGCGCCCGACGCTCGCGGACTTCCGAGGCTGGGCCTTCATGTCGAGTACGCCCGAGGGCCGGAACTGGTTCTACCGCATGTGGCAGATGGGCCAGGACCCGACCAAGCATGAGTGGGCGTCGTGGCGCCTCCCGTCGTGGCTGAACCCGCATGTGTACCCGTTGGGGATTGATGACCCCGAGATTGAGTCCCTGCGGACCGACATGACGCCCGTCGCCTTCAACCAGGAGATTGGCGCGGACTTCTCAGAGTTCGTCGGTCGCGTCTTCGGCGATTGGGACGAGGAGGTGCACGTGACCGACCTCCGCTTCAACCCGAGCCCGGACTGGACGACCTACGCCTGCGTCGACTACGGCTTCACGAACCCGTTCGTGTGGCTGCTGTTGCAGGTCGGGCCGTGGGGCGAGATTCACGTGCTCAAGGAGTGCTACCTCAGGAACCATACGATCCCAGAGATTGCAGCGCATCTCAAGTCGCGCCCTGAACTCACGCCGTCCGGCATTGCTGCGTTCTACCCGGACCCCGCGCAGCCGGGCGATACGCGGGAGTTGGCCGACTCTCTGTCGATCACGGCCGGTGGCGGAGGAGGGGGCGAACTCAAGGAACGCCTTGACCTCATCCGAGCCGCGCTGATGGTCCCGAAGCATCTGCGGTATCTCCCCGATGACCACCCGGAGAAACTGCCGCAGATGCGAGTCGATCGCTCATGCACCCAACTGATCCACGAGTTCGGCTCGTACCGCTTCCCCGAACGCAAGAGCGAGGTCGACACGAACGCGCCGGAGAACCCTCTCAAGAAGGATGACCATGGGCCCGAGGCTCTAGGCCGATTCTTCAAGGGATACTTCGGCCACGCCGGTACGGCGCAAGGGTCCACCGTTTCACGAGCGGCCATCCGCAGAGGCAGGAGATAGTTCATGATTACCAACTACACGCCGTACTCGACGGCCGTGCCGTTCCTGGGGACGCTGCCACAGTGGATGCGGTCCGAAGACGCCGAGCGCGTCCAGGCCTACTCGCTGTATGAGCAGATGTACTGGAACGTCCCGGACGTCTACAGCGTCCAGGCGCGCGACGCCTCCAACGAGTCGCCCATCTACATCCCGTCGGCTCGGATCATCGTGGAGGCCTGCAATCGCTTCCTAGGCAAGGACTTTGACTTTGTGGTTGACCCTGCGTCCGATCGCGGAGGACCACAGGACAAGGCCGCGCTCGCGCTCGTCCTCGGCTCGCTGTTCATCCGCGAGGGCGTCCGTGCCAAGTTCAACTCGCAGAAGCGCTACGGGCTCATCCGAGGCGACGCCGTGTACCACTTCGTCGCGGACCCGGCCAAGCCGCAGGGCAAGCGCATCAGCATCTATGAGGTCGACCCGGCTTCGTACTTCCCCATCTATGACCCGGACAACCCGGACAAGTTGACCGGCGTGCACCTCGTGGACCAGCACATTGACGAGAACACCGAGAACACGGTGATCATCCGGCGCCAGACGTACCGCAAGGACCCGGAGACGGGGCAGATCACAACTGAGTTGACGTACTGGGAGAACGGCTCGTATGAGACGTGGGACGATCGCGTATGGGGCGGCAACAAGGACCCGCAGAAGTCGCTGAAGTTGGTGCGGACGGTCGTCCCGGTCACGCCGCTCGATCCCCGCATCACCGCCATTCCTGTGTATCTGGTGCGAAACGTGCGGAACCCGGCCGACCCGTTCGGCTCGTCGGAACTGCGAGGCCTGGAAACGCTCGCGAACGGCATCAATAACACGATCAGCGACGAGGACTTGGCGCTGGCGTTGAACGGGCTCGGCGTGTACGCGACCGACGCGCCAGCGCCCAAGGACTCCAACGGCAACGAGACGGACTGGATTCTGGGGCCGGGCGTCGTCGTGACGATCGCTGACGGCAAGAAGTTCACGCGCGTCTCCGGCGTCACCGACATCGCGCCGTTCCAGGAGCACCTCAAGTACCTGGAGGATCGGATGCGATCGCCGCTCGGCGTCGGCGACATCGCCTCGGGCAAGGTCGACGTCGCCATCGCTCAGAGCGGCATCGCGCTTCGCTTGCAACTCCAGCCGATCCTCAGCGGCAACTCTGAGAAGGAAGATGAGTTGTCGCTGACGTGGGATCATATGCTCTATGACCTGACGACGATGTGGTATCCGGTCTATGAGCAGACCGACTTCAACGGCGCGCTCGCGGGCTCCGTCTTCGGCGACCCGGTGCCCGTCGACAAGGACAAGGTCCTGGAGGACGTTCTGAAGATGATCGACGCCGGTCTGATGGATGCCGAGACGGCCCGAGCGAAGTTGGCCGAGATTGGCTGGGTGTTCCCGACCGACTCGGCTGAGCGGATCATCGCCGAGCAGACCGCGCTCGCCGAGGCTCGCATGTCCGATCCGTTCATGGAGCGCATCCGACGCGAGGCTGCCGGCGCCGAGGGGTCGGCTGACGGAGGCGCGACGGCATGAGAAGTCTCGTTGGTATTATGCAAGAGTTCCAGCCAGACTGGAGCGTCGAGTTGGACGACGAGGATGTCGTGACCGACGTTCTGGTCATCGTGCGGACCGTTCGCATGGACGCGCCGGGTAAGGCCGCTCTTGGCATATGGCCTGGCGACAACAGCGACTACGTGACGCAGGCCGGTATGGCGTTCGTCGCGTCCCGGATGATCACCAACCACGTCGACCGTCAAGGAGATGACGACTGATGGCCAAGGGGAAGCGAGTTCGCAAGCCGTTCAACGCCGGCAAGGTTGACCAGGCGCTACCCGTCGACAACAGCAAGTTGTCGAACGTCGACCGAGGCAAGGACTCGCACTCGCGAGAGGACTTGGAGACGTACCGGCCGAACTACATCAAGCCTCATCGCTGATGCCCGCGCTGAAGCCGGTCGAGGAGTATGCCAAGTTCCAGGCGCAGTGGGAGCGCGAACTACGGCAGGCCCTGAGAGATGCTGCGCGGCAGGCAGAACTGCAGATCGGTCGAGCGGGCGCAGGACTCCGAGGCGCGCGCACGATCCAGATTGCCAAGGAAACGTCCGACATGGCGTTCCACGATCTGTACACGCGGCTCCGCTCGGGCCGAGCCGACATCGCCGGGCTCGCCGGCAAGATCGCGGCCGAGGCCGACGCGGAGTTGTTCCGCACAGCGGGGATGAGCGAGGACTTCGTTGCCGCATACGTACGGGCCGAGGCGACCCGAGCCGCTGCGCAAGTGGACCGAGCGCTTACGCGGATCACGACGAGCCGCATCCCGCTCAGCGAGCAGGTGTACAAGACGCGGCAACTGACCAACGGGCTCGTGGACCGTCGCGTCAACGCGATGCTGGCAGCCGGTATGTCGCAGCGCGAGATTGCCAAGGGCGTCCGGGACCTCATCAGCCCGAACGTCCCTGGCGGAGTCTCGTATGCCGCTTTGCGACTCGGCCGAACGGAGATCAACAACGCCGCGCACGCGAGCGCCATCAACCGAGGCCGGAGCAAGCCGTGGGTCCACGGGTTCGACTGGCACCTGTCCGGCTCTCACCCGCGTACCGATATCTGCAATGACATCGAACTCGGGTCGCCGTACTCCAAGGAGGACGTCCCTGACAAGCCGCACCCGCAGTGCTTGTGCTATGTGACGGCCGCTTCCGACGACGAGGCGCTGTTCCAAGAGCGCTTGCTGAACGGCGACTATGACGCCCACATCGATGACGTCATGCGGCAGAGCGGCTACACAGAGGAGCAGATCAACGCCTCGCGGTTCAGCGGGTCGTCTGCGACTCGCTCCGCTCCTGTGCGTACGGTTGCCGCCAAGGCGGACCCGCTTCGTTTGCCGTCGACATTCGATCACTTCCCGACCGGCAAGCCGGTCGCGCACGACGAGGCGATGAAGATTGCTAACCAAGGCTTGCGATCCGCCGCGAAGGCAGACCAACTTCCATACCAAGTGAACTGTACGAAGGTCACGCACGCATACGAACTCTTGCGGCGAGGGACTATCGTGCAGGCTAAGAGCGGCAACGCCGGATTGCCATGGTCGCAATTCCCCAAGCGTTGGGTCCGCGCGGATGGTACGGCGCCGGACTTCTATCACATCGTATCCCAGACCGCCGGCAGCAGCATAGATCGAACCTTGGCGGCCAAGGACATTGTCAATGCTGCGACGGCTCGCGACCCGGACGGCGCGCGGTACATCGCCTACACGTTGTGGGACGGCGGGAAGACGGCTCACGTATTCAACGCTGAGAAGATTGACGGGATCATCGAGATGTTCGACGCCCAGACGGGAGTCGCGAACGCGGACCATTTCCTTGGGCAAGCGGAGAGGTTCGGCATCATGCGCGTTGACGATGCGATCCCGCATGCTGACTCATCCATTTATCTCAACCCGGCATAAGGAGACGCATGACCCCGCAAGATGACCTGCAAGAACAGTTGGACGGTCTGGAGTTCGCCGACCGAGTGTCCATCGATCGAATCCTTGATAACGGCGTGATCGAGTACCGCTCCGTGTCCGGGCGACCCATCATGGATGCGCCGATCGCGCGGTTGGTGAACGGTCGAGTCCGCCTGGACCCGCCGTTTCTCCCTCCTGTGCTGTAATGCAGATTCGTTGGCTACCAACACTTTTGCATAGGCGTTGCCGGTAGCATCTCCGGTCGACAAGGTACGCTTCATTCGACCGGAGGTTCACCCCAATGGGCTCAGAGGGCTCTCAGGATAATGGCCAGCAGAGCGGCCAGGACCAAAACGATCAGCAGAACGATCAGCAGGGACAGCAGAACGGCGGGGCCGACAGCGGCGGCCAGTCGGGCTCGGGCGGCTCAGAGGGCGGCAAGGGCGAGGAGTCATCCAAGGATCAGGGCGGGACTGTCACGCGGGCTGAGTTCGACTCGCTGATGGCTCGGATGCAGGCGGCCGATCGGCGCGCCAACGAAGCCGAGACCAAGGTGCGGGCGCACGAGGACAAGGACAAGACCGAACTGGAGAAGGCGACGCGGGATCGCGATGAGGCTGTGACCGAGCGTGACACGCTTCGGGAACGTCTTACCTCGCAGTCAATGCAGATCGCCTTCCGCGACATCGATGCGTACGCCTGGCACAATCCGGCACGGGCCTTCAGCCTTCTGGACCTCAGCGGGGTCAAGGTGGGCGAGGACGGGACCGTCACCGGGATGGACAAGGCTGTCGACGCGCTGGCCAAGTCGGACGCCTACCTGATCAAGCCGAAGGGCGACGATGAGGGCGAGGACTCCGAGGATGACGACAAGGGCGGCGCCTCGGGCGCCGGAGTCGGGAGCGGTAGCAAGGGCAAGGGCGGCATGAGTCGCGCGGACCTGGAGAAGAAATACCCTGCACTGCGGAAGTAAGGCGCTGCAGGCAAAATCCCCAAATCGCAAAGGAAGGTGAACCATGGCCGTAGTGGGCAACGCTCGCTATGACAAGTATGACCCGTACAGCGGCGGGTTCCGGGCGCCGGTCGCCGCAGCGCTGGTCGAGGCAGACGTCAGCAAGATTTTCGCTGTCGGCCTGAACTCCTCCGGCCAGGTGGTCAAGGGCGCCGGCAACTCGCAGATCGTCGGGCTGATGGTCGTCCCGGAGATCAAGGCTGCCGGCGACGTCGTGGACGTCATGACCCACGGCGAGATCACCGGCGCCGCCATGAGCGACGGCACGACCGCGCTCTCTCCTGGCGTGATGTACTACGCCGACCCGGCAACGGGACTGCTGACCGCAACCGCGACCAGCATGAAGAAGGTCGGCTTCACGGTCGAGGCGGGACGCCTCATCGTGCGAGTCGGCGGCACCGGAACGGGAGCCTGACATGGCACGCGGCATCAACTCGTCGGGTGACGTCCTCACTCGTACCACTGACGGCCGGGACCTCAACGACCTGTGGAATGAGTTCTCGGCCACGATCGCGGCTCGCAACGAGCGCCGGCAGACGATCATCGACTTCCTCACCTACCCGGTGGACAAGGTCATCGAGGACGTCCCGCAGGTCGGCTCGGACGACTTTGAGGAGGCGTCGGAGTACGGCGTCCCGCAGGGTCTTCGTCCGGCCATGCCGTTCTTCAGCATGGCGTTCGACTTCAAGTGGTATGACCTCGCGAAGCGCTTCACCTTCAAGTTCCTGGCGGACGCGACGGCGGCGCAGGTCGAGGCCATCCACAACTCGGCGCTGGAGGCGGACAACCGGCTGATCTTCACGAAGGTCATGAAGACCATCTTCAATCCGTCCAACCTCACCGCGAACATCAACGGGAACAACTACACCGTCTACAAGTTCTACAACAACGACGGCACGGTCCCGCCGGACTACAACGGGAACACGTTCCTGTCGACGCACACGCACTACCTCGCGTCGGGCGCGACCACGATCGACTCGGACGACCTGGAGGCGATGTACGAGCACGTTCGGCATCACGGCTACTCGCCGACGAACGGCTCGCGCATCGTCGTCATGGTGAACTCGCAGGAGGGCAAGGAGGTTCGTCGGTTCCGCGCGAACGTGACGAACAACAACTCCAAGGTCGCTCTCTACGACTTCATCCCGGCTGCAGGCTCCGCGCCGTTCATCCTTCCGGCACAGGGACTCGTCGGCGTGCAGCCGTCGAGCGACCTGGAGGGCCTGACCGTCATCGGTCAGTACGGCCCCATGCTGATCGTCGAGGAGGACTACATCCCTGCCGGCTTCGTCGTGCTGTTCGCGACGGGCGGCAAGGCGAACCTCCAGAACCCGGTCGGCATCCGGGAGCACGCGAACCCGCAACTGCGTGGGCTGCAGTTGATTCCGGGGCCGGGCACCTACCCGATCACGGAGTCGTTCTATCAGCGAGGGTTCGGCACCGGCATCCGTCAGCGCGGAGCGGGCGTGGTCATGAAGATCACGGCCGGTTCGTACGCGGCGCCGACGCCGTACGTCTGAGGAGGCTGAGACATGGGACGGAACATCGACCTGACGCAGCCGCTCTCCGATGAGGACCGGCAGTGGCTGGAGGACCGTGGCGACTACACGGCTCTCCGTAGGGCTGCCGAGGCTGCAGGCGAGAGCGACGAGGAGCCCGATGAGGCCGATGAGGCCGATGAGGACTCCCAGGACTCCGAGGACGAGGACTCGGACGACGACAGCGACGATGACGACTCGGAGGACGATGAGTCCGACGAGGACGACGAGGACGCCGTTGCGTACGAGGACCTGACCAACGCGCAGTTGGCCGAGTTGCTGGAGGCTCGGGACCTTCCCAAGTCCGGCACCAAGGCCGAGATGGTTGCGCGTCTGATCGAGGACGACGAGTCCGCCGAGGACGAGGACGACCAGTAGGGCGACCGGGGACGGTCACCTGTAGCAGAACGGGTGACCGTCCCCACGTCTGAGAGGAGGTTGAGATGGCAACGCCGGAAGACGTCAGTACGTTGCGCGAAATGATCCACGAGCCGAACTCGACGCCCTACAGCAACGATTACTTGAGCGGCGTGATCGAGTCCACCTCATCGCTCGTCAAGGCTGCAGAGATCATGTGGACCCGCAAGGCCGCTCGCTTCGCCGACCTCGTGGACGTGCGCGAAGGCGCGAGCGCTCGGAGCCTCGGGGACCTCCACAAGCAGGCTTTGCTCATGGCCAAGACCTACGGCGACCAGTCGGACGAGGCAACCGGCGGGGACCGCCCGACGTCCGTGCGGCCGATCGCTCGGAGGGCATGATGGGCTACACGGACCTAGACGGCCCGCTGGCGAACGCATGGGACGCCGAGACGGACGTGCAGCGTATGAATACCCACGCGTTCATCATGTCCCTTCCTGTGCAGGTGACGTTGACCCCGCACGCGCCGGTCCGTACTGCGAGCGGAGGCGTTGCGAAGACGGCCGGGACTCCTCGCGCCGAGCAGACGATGCGCATTGTGGAGCCGGACGCCTCGCTTGGCGGATGGGCTCCCGTCGCGGCGCTCGACGGCGTGGAGCGCAAGAACCGGTACATCCTGCTGGGGGAGTGGGATTCCGTGATGGCGGTCGGCGACCGCTTCACCTACAACGGGCGCGACTGCGAGATCATCGAGTTGCTGCCGCCGCTGCCGTATGAGCGACGAGGGCTGGTGAACGCTCATGGCTAAGGGACAGCGCGGGTTCTACTGGAAGTCCGACACGCTCTCGGGCGGACTCAAGCAGTTCCCGGCGAAGTTGGACCGTGCGATCGTCTCCGTGTTTGAGTACGAAGCGACGCGAGCCGAGACGCACGCCAAGACCGAGGCGCCTTGGACCGACCAGTCGTCCAACGCTCGCAACGATCTGTTCACGGCAACGGAGCACGTCCCGCTCAAGTCGCATACGCTCATCGTCTCGCACGGCCCGAACATCCCATACGGCAAGTGGCTTGAGATTCGTTGGGCCGGGAAGTACGCGATCATCATGCCCACGGTCAAGGTCGCGGGCTCCGACATCATGCGCCTACTGAACGGTCTGCTTGAGTCGGGGGTGAAGTTGCGATGAGCCGCGCGACTCTCCGGAACATCCTGGCCAACGATGCGACGATGCAGACGTACATCGCGAGCGACGACTGGTACGCCTTCAGCGCGCCGGACACCCCGCCCAACGATACGTTTGCAGTAATGCGTTGGGATGCCACAATTCCGGACGTGGGTCCGGGCTCCCACAATGTCACCCTGTGGGTGTATGACGTGTTGGGCGACTACTCGCGCGTTGATGCGATCATCGCTCGCGCCAAGGACCTGCTGGCCGCCGCTGTCCACGTCTCTGGGCCGGACGGGTTCATCACCCAGGCCCAATGGACGGGCGACTCGCAGGACTTCAGCGACGACGTGTACGAGCGCGTCGTCAGAACCTCAACCTATCGAGTAGGAGTGCGCTGATGGGCGTAAATGTTGCATACGTTGGGAGGTCGGACGTCCGGGTCATCCGTACGTCGGACTTCGTCAGCCGGGGAGTCGAGGACCAGGAGACGGTCGAATGGGCCTTCGGCGAAGACCATGAGATCAGCGACCTTGCAGCCGACTGGCTCATGACGACCTACCCCGGCGAGTTCATCCCGGCTGAGAAGGCGGTCGACGTGCGACCCGTCGTCGTCCCGGAGTGGTTGCCGCCGTCGTCCGAGGCTCCCGGAGCCGGAGAACTCGCGCAACCCGCGAGCGACCACGAGAGCGACCCCGACGAGGACGACGAGGCCTGAGATGGACCTCCGCTGCGAATCCAAGAAGCACGGCGAGTTAGTTGATGGTCTCGTGGAGATCAAATGTGACTCTCGCTTCTGCGGACACGCGGCGGACACGGTTGTGATCCACAAGTTCGATCCGGCGACGGGCGCGCTCGTGGACACTTGCAAGTTCAAGAATCCCAAGCAGAAAGGATAGGTGGGGATATGGCGCTGACCACGATCCCTCTCCCGTACGGGCTCCGCAAGGTCCGCATCACTCCGTACACCGATGCGGCAGGCACGACGCTGGGCACGCCGATCGACCTGCCGTACGGGCGGACGTTCTCATTCTCGGAGGCCGAGGACTTTGAGGAACTGCGCGGCGATGACAAGGTCATCACCACGCGAGGCAAGGGTGCCGCGATCGAGTGGGAGTTGGAAGGCGGTGGACTCCCGCTGGACGCTGTCAAGGCCATGTACGGCGGCGCCATTGTCGAGACGGGCACGACTCCCAACCAGATCAAGACCTTCCAGAAGAAGGTCACCGACGCTCGGCCGTTCTTCAAGGTCGAAGGTCAGGCCATCTCCGACAGCGGAGGCGACCTGCACGCGGTCATTTACAAGTGCCGCGCGACCGGGAACCTGGAGGGCGAGATGGGAGACGGAGCCTTCTGGCTGACGGGCGCTTCCGGGGCCGGGCTCCCGGCGACGCTCTCCGGCAAGACCGATGTCCTGTACGAGTTCGTGCAGAACGAGACGGTCACGGCTCCGGCCTGATAGGTACTGCAAACTAACAACTAACGACGAGGATGGAGCACTAGGATGCCAACTCCCCGAACTACCGCAGCGGCCAAGAAGGCGCCTGCGCGTAAGACGACGACCGCAAAGCGCGCCACTCCGGCGCGGAAGGCTCCACAGGACCGCAAGGCGCCGACGACTCGTCGCCGGTCGGCCGCTGCGAAGCCGATGGACGAGAGCGCGTTGCCTCCGGTGACCCCCGGCGCCGACGCGCTCTCGACTCCTGTGCCAGACGACAAGTACGCGGTGACCGCCTGGGGAGGCGAGTACGCCGAAGACTTGGAGATGCCGAGCGGGCAACTCGCGCTCGTGCGTCGGCCGGGACTTGAGCGCCTGGTGGAGGCCGGAGTTATCCACCAGGTCGATTCGCTGACCGCGTTCGTCGGCGAAAAACATATCAAGCGAGTTCAAGGAAAGATCACAGGCGTTGACGCTGTGGCAATTTCCGAGGACCCGGTGGCCGTCGACAACATGGTCCATCTCGTGGATCGCGTCGTCGTCCACTGCGTCATCAAGCCGCGAGTCGAGATGACGCCAAACGACATTACCCGTCGTCAGGCGGGCGTCGTGTACTGCGACATGATCGCTCTTGAAGATCGTTTCTTCATCTTCAATTATGCGGTTGGAGGTACACGCGACATCGAGCAGTTTCGCAAGTCGAGCGCAGAACTTGTTGACAGCGTGGGACCTCAGCCAAGCGATGGGGGTGAGGCCGTCTGAAGTCTATGGAATCCGCGACGAGTTCCGGGCGTTCTGCTTCGATCGAGCGGTGGTCACGTTCGGGAAGGCCATGGAAGCCGACATCAAGGAAGCCGTAGGAAAGTCGAAGACTCAGGCGGGAGCGAAAATGGCTGCGAGTCGCCGGATATCCCGGTGGCTTGACGACGATCCGGATAAGCCGTTGAAGGGCCTGTACCGCGATCCGGCGAGGAGATGAGGTGAGAGATGGCCGGACAGTATGACCTCGGGTCGGCCTACGGCAAGGTTGTTGTCGAAGCAGACACGACCGACGTCGACAAGGCCGGGAAGTCTGTTGACGACCTTGGGAAGAAAGGCGAGTCTGCCGGTAAGGGACTCGACAAACTTGCCAATGCCTCTCTCCTCGTCGGGACCGCGATTGTCGGCGCGTTCGCTCTGGCTATCAAGACGACCGCAGACTTTGAGCAGCGGCTGTCCGCCATCGCGGCGGTCGGCGGGCAGGACGCGCTCGACAACTTCGACAAGATTCGTGAGAAGGCTCTCCAGATCGGCAAGGACACTGCGTTTGGCGCGACTGACGCCGCGTCGGCCATGGAGGAACTTGTCAAGGCGGGCGTCAGCGTAGCGGACGTGCTCGGGGGAGCCGCTGACGCGACGGTCGCTCTTGCGGCGGCAGGCGAAGTCGATTTGCCGGCGGCTGCCGCTATCGCCGCGTCGGCTATGAACCAGTTCCAGTTGACGGCGCAGGAACTCCCGCACGTCGTCAACCTTCTGGCGGGCGCGGCGAACGCGAGCGCCACGGGCGTCTTGGAACTCGGGGAGTCGCTCAAGTACGTCGGCCCGGTCGCCCACGCGATGGGCATGAGCATCGATGACGCCTCTACGGCTATCGCACTCCTGGGCAACAACGGGATCATCGGCTCTCAGGCCGGCACGGTCCTCCGAGGCATCCTGACGCGGCTGGAGCCGACCGGTCGACGCGCCGCTGCCGCGATGAAGGAACTCGGGCTGATCACGGCGGATGGATCCAACCAGTTCTATGACGCTGCAGGAAACGTCAAGCCGTTCAACGAAATCGTCAACATCCTCCAGGGGACGTTCGGGAAGTTGAACGGGCAGCAGACGGCGACCTACGCCAAGTTGATCTTCGGTCAGGAGGCAATGGCGGGCGTCGCGGCGATTGCCGGGACGACCGATGAGAAGTTGAAGACGCTCAACGACACGATGATGAACACCGATGCCGCTGAGATCGCGAAGACGCGGCAGGACAACTTCAAGGGTTCGCTTGAGCAGTTGGGCGGATCGCTTGAGACGCTGCAGATTCAGGTCGGCTCCATTCTCATCCCGATCCTCCGCAATCTCGCGGACATGCTGTCGACGGTTGTCGATAACATGATGGGCTTCGTAGATGCGACGCCGCAGGGCGTCATCGTCGCGACCGCGTTTGCCGGCGCGTTGCTCCTCCTCCTCGGTGGCGGGATCAAGGTCGTCAAGTGGGCCAAGGAACTGTATGGCGCGATGATCCTCGCGAAGACGGGGATGCTTGACGGAGCCGGTGCGCTGAAGGGGTACATAGTCCGGGCCATCTCGGCTGCGCAGGCGACGCTCGCGCTCTCTCGCGCCCAGATCGCGCAAGGCCGCGAGATGATGACATGGGGGAACCGAGCGGCTGGCGCCCAGCAGATGGCCAAGGGATTCGGGACCGCCGCGAGCGGGCTCCTCTCCGCGTTCAACCCGGTCACGCTGGCTATCGCCGTGGCGACCGCCGGTCTACTCCTGTGGATGCAGCATACGCAGGACGCCAAGGCTCGCATCGATGAACTCTCTGGCTCGATCGACGTCATGACCGGCAAGTTGACCGAGCAGGGCGACAAGACGATCACAGAGAAGTTGGTCGGCGAAATCGACCCGAAGGATTGGGAGTTTCTGGACACGCTTGGCCTCGGGCTGGACGACGCGCGAAAGGCGATCAGCGGGACCAAGGAGGAGATGACAGCCTTCATCGACAAGGCCAACGAGTCGTCTCGCGTTCTGGCGAAGAATGGGATCAACACCCGAGCCGTCACGAACAACGTCTGGGACTGGCACAACGCTATGCAGGGCGCTCGCGAGGAGCAGAATCTGCTTGCGACGCAGACGAATAGTGCCGGCGACTCGATGGCCGATGCGAGCCCGAAGGCCGCGAAGATGGCCGAGGAACTTCAGAAGGTCGAGCAGGAGGCGAGCGACGCGACGAAGGCGCTCGACACCTTTGAGCAGGCGCTGGACCAGAGCGCGGCCATGGACAAGTTCCGATCGGACCTCAACGACATCACCAAGGTCGTCAAGGACAACGGCACGGCGCTGGAGGGGAACAAGCCGAAGGCGATTGCCAACCGTGACGCCCTACGCGGGATGTTCGGCGACGTCGCCAAGGCCGCAGAGGCGTGGGGCGAGCGATACGGCAAGAGCCAGGACGAGGTCCAGAACAAGGCCGCTACTCTGATGCGGCAGTTGCGAAAGCACCTGCTGGACAACGGCTTTGACAAGGGCGACCTTGACAAGTTCATGGCCGGGCTCGACGGGCTCCCGAGCGACTTCCGGGACCTTGCGCGCCAGACCGCTAAGGACTTCGCTGCCGGAATGGCGGCAGCCGGTAAGGAGGGCGCGGCCGGGCTCGCGATCGGTCTGGAACTCGGTAAGCCGCAGGTCATGGCCAAGGTAAACCAGATGACGCGCGAGTTGATCGCCGAGGCCCATACCGGTCTGGAGGTCAACTCTCCGTCCAAGGTGTTCATTCGACTCGGCGGAAGTGTTGTCGAGGGCCTGACGCTGGGCCTTGCTAACACTAAGGGCCTCAGCGAGAAAGCCCGTAGCATGATCGAGGCGGCCATCGACGCCTCTGAGAAGCGGATCGACAAGTTTGTTGATAAGCAAAAGGATCGACTGGACGAGGCGATTAGCAAGTGGCAGGACTACCGTGACGCCGTCTTTGAGGCGCTGACCGGGAACGTCTCGGCGTCGGATGCGTTCGCAAAGGCCGACGAGCAGGCAAAGGCGGTCAAGGAGGCCCAGGACGCTCTCGCGAAGGCGCAGCAGAGCGCGGCCGACTCCCCGGACAGCGCGAGCGCGGCCACAGCCGTCGCCGAGGCTCAGGCCCAGTTGGACGCGGCGACGTCCCAGGCCAAGGATTGGCAGCAGAACCTCATCGACACAATCGACTCAACAGAAATCTTCTCCAAGATATTCGACAAGGCCAGCGACGCGCTCGCCCAGACCTTCGGCAAGGGCTCGCAGGTATGGCAGATGATGACGCAATCGATGTTGGAGATGAGCCCGGAGCAAGGAGCCCTCATGGCTCAGCAGATCGTCGACAACGGGCTCGACCCGGTACTCCAGCAGAAGTTGATCGCGTGGTCGGCGTGGTCCAAGAGCGTCGCCAACGCGCAGGCCGCCAAGAACTACGGGCAGGGCATCAGCACTGCGGCGAAACTGCTTGCGGGCGTCGAGGACAAGGTTGCCAAGGAGGAGGCCCGCATCCAGAAGATCGGCGAGAACATCGGCAATGGTATGATCATCGGCTTCCAGTCCAAGCAGAGCGCCTTCAAGGCCGCAGTCGACGCCTACATCCAGACGGCGATGGACTCGATGAAGATCAAGTCGCCGTCTCGGGTGTTCATGGAGATTGGCCAGTATATGGGCGAGGGCATGAACATCGGTCTCGCGAATCGACTCGGCGACACGCGAGCGCTGTTCGACGACATGAAGGGGTACTTGTCCGACCCGCAGGCGCTCGGGTTCTCGATGGCCGGGGCTGCTGCTCCTCCTGTGCCGGCGCCGCAGGTGAACGTGAACCCGAGCCTCGGAGTCCGAGTCATGATCGGGGACCGCGATATCACGGACATCGTCCGGACGGAAATTGTTGCAATAGATGAAGATTCCCTTGCGAACATCTTGGGCGGTGTGTGATGGCGGTTGACACGTTCACGGCAGCGGTCGCGGGCGATGGGATGGGGTTCGACATCAACATCGCAACCTCGGGAGGCTATGACACGTTCAGCCTCCAGCGGCGGATCGCAGGCGGAGGCTCGGCGACGTTCGTTCGCGGCGCGCTCAACGCCTCGCTCGATGGCGTGGGCGCGGCGTACATCCGGGACCTTGAGGTGCCGCAGAACTCCGATATCCAGTACCTGCTCACGATGACGCACCCGGCTGCGCCGTTCACTCCGTACATCAAACTGCCCGGCGCTGCAGGGAACTGCGCAAGGACAACAGCGGCTGGAACCGTCACCCCAACTTCCATCGAGTTTGCGGTCAAGGTCCGTTTCGACGCAATCGGACTGTGGCAGCCTCTAGCCGGGTGGGACTCTACATGGGCGGGGCTCACCTTGGAAGCCTCAGGGCAACTTCGGGTGTATGTTCTCCGAACAGGGGATTACGCACAGATAGGGGGCGCTCTTTCAAGCGTGGCTATCCCCGGCCTGGCAGCAGGCGTCGATATCTGGGTCAAGGGTAAGGTGACACCGTCTACTGCGGTGTGTAACTACGCCTACTCTCTGGATGCGACAAACGACGTTTCGGCGGTATCTTGGACGACCCTGGGGACGGCGGTCACAGGCACCAACGCAGGTTCTACTCCTGTGGATGGAACCGCCCAAGTTACAATGTTCGGTGCCCGTTCCGTAGCCGAAGCGGGGATTGCGGGAAGGCTGTACGCAGGGGCGCAGTGGATCAACGGTTCCTTGGTCCACCAACTAGATACGAGCGTCATCACCGACGAGTCTGCATCGACGTTCACTGCCGCGACAGGGCAGACCGTGACGATCGCCAAGGCGGGCCCGACACCGGCCTACGTCGTCATGGCACAGGTGACAACGGCTTGGCTCTCGGCCTCCGGGCAGGTCGACTACGGCGGCAACGTCCTCTTTGACCTCGCGCGACCGACCGACCCGCAGGTGTTCCTGTTTGAGGACTGGAACGGCCTCAGCCACGACATCGACCAGGAGACGATGTGGCCGACCGGACGCCAGGACCCCGTTGTGGTGTCGGGCGTCCGTCGCTGGCCGTCGAGCCTCCTCTCAGTCCTGACGTTGACCAACGACGAGTACGCACAACTGATGCGGATCGTTTCTGCTGGTATTACTTGCATTTCTCCGCGATACCCGCTGTACTATGGCGAGACGGACGGCATCGTGTACGCCTCCATTGGCAAGGTGACCGAGGAGCGGAAGCGGGACCGTGAGTCGGGGCAGCCCGCGCGCCTCGTCAAGTTGCCGGTGCAGAAGGTCAACCCGCCTCCGGCCGACTTCGTGGCGCAGACCGCGCGCACCTGGGATGAGGTCATCGCCTGGGGCCTCTCGTGGGATGCGCTCTCGGCGATGACATGGGATGAGGTGGCATACGGTGATTGACGCCTCTCCTGAATTCATTGCAGCGCTTGCGTATTCGCACGAGGCGCTGACGCGAATCGAGATTGACGGGACGGAGGTCCCGATGATCTCGGGCTCGGAGTCTTGGGATATCAACAGGAACGTCATGCACACAGGCTCGATGCGCATCGCCAACGAGTACGGAGCCGCTGACTTCATCACGACCGCCTCGCAGGTCCACATCTTCCGTGGCGTCCGCTTCCTTGATCATTCGACCGAGTATGTGCTCACCGGGATCGGAACCGTTCAGGAGCGCACCAAGTCGCTTCAGAACCCGGCCATCAGCATCCAGTTCGCCGACCACGGGCAGTACGTGGAGGACTTCCCGCTGCCCGCGACATTCTCCCCGAGCGGCATGACCTACGTCCAGGCGATCCAGGCGCTAGTTGAGGCTGCACTCCCGTACACGCCGGACTGGTGGGTAGACCCGGCGCTGCCGGCAACTTCCCCTCCTGTGGATGCGATCGTCAACTACAACACGGCGAGATGGTCTGCAATTCAACAGTTTGCACAACCAATCGGCGCGATGGTCGGCCCGCTTCCATCGTACGAGCCGAACGGGATTTGGTGTATCTGGGCTGTTGAGACGGGGCAGTCGGAAAGCGTTGGCGAGTTCGTGACCGGGCCGTCCGGCGTGATCATCGACTCCTCCCGCACCGCATCGCGCCGGGACGTCTACAACGGAGTGTCGGTGTCTTGGGGCGCGAGCGACGCGGAGTCTGGCGTTGAACTCGTCACAGACAGCGACCCGTCGTCGCCGACGTACTGGAGCGGGCCGTGGGGCAAGAAGACCAAAAGCCTTGATAACACTGCAATAACGACGCAGGCAGCAGCGATCACAGCCGGCCAGGCGGAACTGGCCAAGGTCAAGGGCGCTCAGTCCGGCGTGGACTTTCAGGTTGTCTACAACCCTCTGTACCTCCCCGGGGATGTGATCAACGTTCGGCTCCCGGACTCATCTTTGGAGCGACACGTCCTTGACACGATCAACCGAGGTCTCACCGGAGGGTCCATGAAGGCAGAGACTCGCATCTTGGGAGTGGCATGAACGGCGGGATAGGCGGGAAGGCAACGGCTGCAGCAGTTCGTAAGGCTGCCACGAACGCTGCGGGCGAAGGGTGTCACATGGCTATCGGCACGGTTACAGCGTGGTCGAGCCCGCGAGCAACCGTCCGGTTCAAGGGGTCGACAGTCCCCAACATCATGACAACGGTTCAGGCGCGAGCCGGAATCTCCGTCAGCACAAAGGTTGTCGTCATGACAGACGGCGCAATGACGATGATCATCGGAACGATCTAGGAAAGGTGGAGTTATGCCATTCGGAGTCTACACAGACTACACGCCTCCGGGAACCGCACTCCCGTTCAAGGTCCCCATCGGGACGAGTTCTGCTCACGGGCCTGAGAACGGCGAGTACATGGCCAAGAGCGTGGCGGACGCGATCTCTCTGACGCACCTCAACCCGCAGACCGGGACCGCGTACACGTTCGTCCAGGCCGACGCAACGCGACTCGTCACGCCGTCGAACGCCAGCGCGCAGACGTACACGGTGCCGCCGCAGTCGAGCGTCGCATGGAAGGATGGGTCAGCGCTCGTCATCACAAACCTCGGCGCAGGCGTTGTGACGTTCGCACAGGGCGTCGGGGTCACCATCACGAATATTGTGGCGACCCTCGGACAGTTCGAGACGGCCACGCTCATCCGCACCGGCCTCAACGCCTGGACCGTCATCAAGGGCGGTGGCGCCCCAAAAGCCGTCGTTAGTGGCGTAACGGGGTCGCCCGCCACTGACACCACGACCCGACCCGGCAAGACGATCTACAACTGGACTGGCAACGGGTCGATCACGGTCAGTAAGGCCGGGGTCGTCGAGATGCGCCTGGTCGGTGGCGGAGGTGGCGGCGGATTCGATCGCGGTGGCGGCGGCAGCGGAGGCCAAGACTGGATCTCGTACTACGTGTGGCTCGACGTTGGCACGCACACAGTCACCATCGGTGCGGGCGGCGCAGGCGGAACTTCCGGCGCCCGCTGGGGCATGAACGGCGAGCCGACGCGCGTAGGCTCCTGCGCCGCGCTCGGGGGCGGTGGTGGCGGTGGATCGAACACGTCTGCTCCGTTCCTAGGCGGGCAAGCGGGTGCGTACGGTGGCGGGGGCAACGGCGTCATCGGCGCTTCACAGTCGGCCGGAGCAGCGCAGGACCCCAACGGTTACGCCGGATCGGCTGGGACGTCGAACGGCGGTGGTGGCGGTGGCGGTGGACGCGGCGGCGCGCCAGGCTCTTCATCGGGCTCCGCAGGCGGCAACGGCGGCGCTGGCCGAGCGGACTCGACCATTACCGGAACGTCCGCGACTTACGGTGCGGGTGGAGGCGGAGGCGCGCCCACGACTGCGGGCACGGGTGGCACGGGCGGTGGCGGTTCCGGAGTCACGGGGAGCGGCGCAACCGGCAACGCGGGCACTGCCAACACTGGCGGCGGTGGTGGTGGTGGTGGCCCATCCTCCGGCCCCGGTGGCGCTGGAGGCTCGGGCCGAGCGATTGTCGTTGTGGGCTGAGCCCCATGATCGGGATGAACTTCACAGGTGGGCCAGGCGAGTCCTGGCCCACCGAAGTCACACACGTCCGGCTCTGGGACAACGGCGTCGCGTGGCGGGACGTTCACCTTGCCGTGGACACGTACGACTGGAGTCGGCTCGACGCGCTCGTGGACAAGGCCGCTGGGAAGACCATTGTCTACACGGTCGGCGGCTGCCCGCAGTGGCTGGCCAAGTACCCGGATCAACCATATTTTGCAACATGGCTTGGGCCGGGCAGCAACTCCATGCCATGGAGCATGGACGAGGCTAACAAGTTCCTGTGGAACCTGTCGACGCGCTACGCCGGTCGGATCAAGGCGTACGAAATCTGGAACGAACCGCAGTTGGTCGAGTTCCTGTATCCGTACAACACAACGGAGTGCAACGCGTTGGCGACGTTGACGAAGCGCGCTTACAGCACGATCAAGGCGTGCGATCCGAACGCGCTTGTCCTTGCCGCGTCGGTGCTGCCTCGGCCGTCCTCGGGTGGGATGACGCGGGCCCAGAAGTACCTGACGGCATTGAAGAATGCAGGATGGAACGTGGACGCCTTCACGGCCCACATCTATCCGGAAGTTGGGTACTGGGCGCCGAAGTGGAAGTCCATGCTGGATGACGTAACCGGCTTCATCGACGCCATGGACCCGCCGACGAGTAAGTTGTGGATTACCGAGACGTTGTTTGGGCTTTTGGGCCCGGAGATCACGGATGCGGCCGCTCTCGATACCGCCGTCAGCGGCCTGTACGCCAATGACGGCAACCGATTCGTATTCTGGTATGCGTGGGACCGTCCGGACCTCGGCGGCTCGTATCTCGGGACGGACTCCCCGACATGGGCCTCCATCAAGAATCGCCACACGCAATAGCAGTTTTCGCGCCGATAGGCTTCAACCGAGGGAAGGGGATACGGGATGAACCCGGAAGTGCGCACTACCGACGAGGATTCCGTCGTCACCGATGCCGGCAACGGCCGGTACGTGGACGAGCCGGGCGAGGAGACGGCCGAATGAGCGTCCTACTGAAGCGCTCGCCCGATGTCGCGGTCGACTGGGGCAAGCAAAGGATCAACCGGCTCGACGGCCCGAAGCCGGGCGGGCGCTGGGACGCTCGTTGCCAGCAGTTCGTTCGCTCTTGCTACGGCGTGGACGGTTGGGCCGACTCCGCGATCATCGCATGGGAGATGATCCCGGACGATGAGAAGTTCATCGGCGGGCTCCCCGGCTTCGCGCCTCGCGCAGCGGCGTCCTACTTCGCCATTGGCGAGCACGGCCACGTCATCCTCAACGTCGGCGTCGACAACCGGCTCAACGCGCTGTCCAACGACAACGTACGTCAGGGCCGGATCGACATCACGCCGCGCAGCCTGCCCGGCTGGAATGCCGAGTTCCTGGGCTGGAGTTACTGGACTCCGTTCGGCTCGATGCGGGCTCCGGTCCGATGGGATGGAACGGTCCCCGACATCGACAACATCCGCAAGGCGATGGAGACGGGCACGGCGAATACCGCCGCGTACCGGCTCGCGTGTCGACTGGATGACCTCGGGTTCTACCGGCTCACCCCGCAGGCCAACGGGATGCAGGGATACCCGAAGCGCGCCGTCATCGCGTTTCAGAAGGCGCTGGGCGGCAAAGGCTCCGGCAAGTACGGAGAGAAAACCCATCGAGCCCTGTTTGGGCAGACCTACGGAGGTAAGCCGTGACAATCCCGACCGTCGACCTTTCCAGCGACCTCATCATGGTCCTGGGCCTCATCGGATTCCTCACGCCGTTCGTGATATCCGTTCTCGTGCAGGTGACTTGGCCGAGCCGACTCAAGTCCGCCGTGCTCTTCCTGTGGTGCCTCGTGATCGGCTTCGCGGTCGCGTTGTTCTCCGGGAAGTTCAACGGCGCCACAGTGATCACGTGCACCTTGATCACGTTCACGTTCGCCATCGCGTTCTACGCCGGATTGTGGAAGCAACTCGGGATCACGGACAAGATCGAGCGGGCGACCTCCATCAAGCCGAAGGACAACGAAGGGTGAGCGTCGATGTCCACAGGACGAGCATTATGGCATACCGCCTGATACACCGCAATATTCGGCCGTTCTCGGTCGGGCTCGTCATCGCGACCCTGACGATGGCGTGGCAGTACTTGGGCTGGAACCGTTGGCCGGAAGACCCGTGGGCCGACTTCGCCGGATGGTGCGCGGTCGGAACGTCGCTCGTCTTGATTGCGGGATGGGCGAGGCTCGACAACAGGATTCATGCGGTCGGCCTGATGCTCGCGACGGCGGTCTGGTTCGGGAGGATAGTCATGTACGGGACGGAGGAGTCTTGGCTATCTCCCGGCGTCGGATACTCGCTCGCCTGGGCGGCAGCCTGCTTCCTGTCTTGGGGTGCTGAGAAGTTCGATACCAGTTGGCGGTTCGTCCGGCATGCGAGGCACGAGGACGGCCAGGGTGCGTGAGAGGTGGACAGCAATGATTCGCTCTGGGCGCTCGTCGTCCCGGTCGTCGTCATCGCCCTGATGCGCCTCGTGGACGCTCTCGTCCCCAAGGGGTACATGTTCAAGATCGTCCGAAGGTGGATGATCGAGGCCGACGACGACGACCGGGACCGGAAGGACAAGGAGGACAAGGAAGACGACCCCGCGAGCCCTCCCCCATAGGCGTGTCGCTCCGGAGGTAACGGGCAACTTCTGTTGCAGCGACACACGAACGGCCCTGGTCACTTCGCCGACCGGGGCCGTTCCATTTCCCCGCGACGCGCCGAATGGGACCCCGCCGTGCAGACCTGTCTGCAGGGCCGGTAGGCTTCAGGCTGCGCCTGGAACCGCCGGGCCGAGAGGGGTCGAAATGAACAAGGAACGGCGAAACGAAATCCGCGAGATCAAGGCCATCGAGGCTCGCGGCTACATGGTCGTGATGCCGGCAGACGGTCCGACGATCACGTGTGCGACCGGAGGCACCGGAGACACATACTCGACGTCCGACTGGGCGTCGCTTGCGTTCTACGCCGAGCACTACGAACTTTGCGATTGCGGGAACCACGAGGAGGGGTCGCTGTGATGAACGTGACGACGATCTGCGAGCGGTGCGGAGAGCCGACCGGCGAGGTCAACGAGCCGTTGTGCGCTACGTGCGCTATCCCCGAGGAGGAGTGGGAGGAGGCGCGCACATGGGGCGCGGGCGGACTCCTCTGGGGGCCGAAGTACCGGAACCGGATGTACAAGCGGGTCGACCTCGGCGACTCGGCCTGCATCCTGTGCGGCCGACCAACGAACGACAAGCACCTCGGCTACGGCGTGGTTGTCTGTGACGGAGGCTCGCGTCTCGTCCACCCGGACGACGCGCACATGGTCGAGTCCGACCCCGGCTTCATGGGTTGGTTCCCGGTCGGCTCGACTTGCGTCAAGAAAGTCCCTGCCGCGTTTCGCGTGGCGCCCAAGGATTGCCCGTGGTTCGGCGAGGAGGCCTGAGATGTACAAGCGGACGTGGACCGGCTCACAGGAGATAGCCGAGGCCAAGCGCCTCGTCGCGGAGATCATGGCGGACGACCTCCGGGCTGACCTGGAGCGGATCGTTGACGCGGGTGGCGCCTACTGGGGCCTGGACCCCGAGGTGCCGGGAGTCGTCGCCATCATCGTCTCCGGGACGGAGCGCAAGGCGCTCGCGGTCGTGTACCTCGCCGACGAGGACTTTGAGGTTGACGAGGAGCGCGTGGAGGCTCTCAAGTAGCAAGGTCGCGCGGGCACGGTTGCCTCGCTCGGGTTCGACTCCCGGCCGCGCACGACGGACTCGCCCGAGTCCGCACGAGAGGGGTCCAAATGTCCAAGTCAACCGAGTCCGCGCGTATGACGCTCGACAACACCGAGGTCGTGGCGCTCGGGACGCTCTCCCCGGAGGACGCGATGCGGCTGATCCGCGACCTCGCGGCCTACGCGGCGGACGGCAAGCCGATCGACCTTCGCGTCCAGACCTTCACCAAGACCGACTGGGCCCCGGCGTCGGGCGAGACGACGCGGCAGCGCGGGCTCGCGCTCGTGGTCGGCGGCATGACCGGCCAGCACTTCATCCCTGTGGCTGACTCGGCCGTCGAGCCGCACGACGCGCGCTAACCCCAGGGTAAGCGTCAACTTAGTTTCAACTTTCGGTAGGATCAGGCCTCCGGCCCGAACGAGCCGGAGCGAGAGGGGTCAAAATGCAGGACGATGAGAAGACGATCCCGGCGCCAGACGCGCCGGATACCAACCTGGACGCGATCCTCCGCAAGGTCAGCGCGCTGCTGACGCGAGCGGAGCACTCGGGTACTCCGAAGCCGGAAGCCGACCTGTGCTACGCCAAGGCCCAGGAGATGATGGCGCGCTACCGGATCGAGGAGGCGATGCTGGTCGAGACGGGTCGCGTCTCGATGACGCCTGTCCATAAGACGTGGATCGTCTGCGAGGCGTGGACCGAGTTCCGCGACGAGCAGGCGCAGATCATGCGGGCGTGCGCGAACCACGTTGACGTTCGGTTCGCGTGGTCATACGGCCCGGACCCGGACAACGAAGGGCGCTACTCGCTCATCGCAGACCTGACCGGGTTCGACTCGGATGTGCGGTTCTCCGTCGCTCTCTTTGCGACGATCAAGTTGCAGTTTCTCACCCGGCTCGTCAACGAAGTCGACCCGACGCTGTCCGACGAGGAGAACGTGTACAACCTCCGGTCGGCCGGAATCGAGCGATGGAAGATTGCCGAGATGATGGGGTGGGGGAAGGCGACCGGCAAGGTCACCCGCATCTACGCGAAGGCCTGCGAGGCTCGCGGCGAAGTCGCTCTGGTGTCGGGCCGATCGGTCAGCGCCAAGAAGTTCCGCGCCGCTTTCGCCGAGGCTTACGCGCTCCGCATCTCGATGCGGTTCCGGCAGCAGCGCTCGGAGGACGAAGGCGCGCTTGTCCTCGCGTCCCGCAAGGCTGCGGTCGATGAGGCATTCTACGAGCGCCACCCGGATCAGCGGCCGATCGAGCCGACCGCCGAGGACTACGCCCGCTGGGCCAAGGAAGCCGCCAAGCCGGTCCGCCAGCGCAAGGTCCGCAAACTCACCGTGGGCGAACTCACGGGGAGGGCGGCCGGTCGCGCGGCAGCCGACGCCGCGAACATCACGAAGCCGGGCACGGCTTCGGCTCGGAAGGTGGGTGCGTGATGAAGCGTCTCGCCGATCGCATCCCGGAGGAGTCGACGCCCGTGAGCCGGGCGGTCGGCTACCTCCTGTGTCTCGTCGGGTTCCTGCTGGTCCTCGGGATCGCCGGATGGATCGAAGGGGGTGCGCGATGATCACGTGCGGGCACTGCCACGAGAGCCATGCGACGGTCGCCGAGGTCCGCGAGTGCTCGACTCGGCCGCGCACGATCGCGGAATGGAACGCGGCCAAGACGGAGGCCGAGACGAGCCCGGAAGCGGCCTACGCGGCCACGGCGCTCGCTCGGGTGACCTCCCGAGGCTCTACGGAGCCCGAGGACGGGGCGAACTGGCCAGACGGTACGGATACACCGGGGCCGGGGAGTTCGTCCAGGAGCGTCCACGAGAGAGCCCGGACGGAGGTCGAGCCGGGCGTGTACAAGATCGGAGAGGACGTCATCAAGGTCGTCCGGGCTCGGGAGTCGGGACGGCCGTACGCGAAGCGACTGGAGGAGGCGACCGGCACGTTTGAGTACAAGCCGGGCCTCATCTCCATCGTCCGGCCGGAGCACAGGATGACGTTGGAGGACGCGAAGGCGTACGGCGCGCTTTACGGCGTCTGCTGCGTCTGCGGACGGACCTTGACCAACGACGAGTCCATTGAGGCCGGCATCGGCCCGATCTGCGCAGGGAGGTTGTGATGGCGGCACGTAAGCGCGGCGAGCGCGAGGCGTACGGGTTTGAGATCACGGAGCACGGGACGCTCGACTGGGAGAACGGAGTTGTCCCGAACGGAGTCCAGATGACCGTCTCGCGGGTTCAGGGCTCACACTCCGAGAACTGGCACCTGATGCGGGAGGAGGCGCGAGAGTTGATGAACGCGATCCACGCTCGACTCCACCCGTACGCCGGAGCGAGCATCGGAGAGTTGATGCTGCGGGAACTCGATGACGTGTACGAGCGAATCATGGAGTCCAACGACGGCGACAAGGGCCTTGACGCGCTCAAGGCCGAGGCTCGGGGGATGTCGCGTTGCATAGCAATCATTCTCAAGCCGCTCAGCCCGGACTGGACCGAAGTACGGTCCATCGCCGGTGACCGATTCAACCGTAACAACGAGAGGGGTCAGCAGTGAACGCCAAGACGACGAGCAAGACGATCCAAAAGCCGACGAACCCGAAGCCGATCAAGCCTCGGGCGAAGCGGACGGCCAAGCCGACCGAGCCCGCGAGCGCAAAGGCAATCGAATTCGCGGGGAACGGCGAAGCGCTCGGGTGGAGCGCAGAGATCACGGTGGCGGACGGAATCTCGACCGTGGTCCTGTCGCGCGACGCCGAGCGAATCACGTTGCAGTACAGCGGAAACGTCTTCATCAGCAACGCGACGTACGCCAACGGCGACTACTCCCGGACTCTCCGGAACAAGGCCGCAGCGCTCCGGAAAGCGGCCGACAGCCCGTCGATCGGAGTTCCGTCGAAAGGTCGGCCCAAGCATCGAGAGACGAGCGTCGAGGACCGACCGAGTACGCCCGTCCTCGCGGACATGTTGGAGGCGACCGACGCCGAGTTGGTAACGGTCCTCGCGGGCAAGCGCGTGTACTGGATCAACCGGTTGACGAAGTTGGAGGAGTCGGCCCGCCTGTTCGCTGACGCGACCACGAAGACGTTCTACAGTTCCACCTCCCGCAAGAACGGGAAGCGCGTCATTACGTTCGTCTGCACTGACGGTCACTACCGGTCGCTGTACCTTGACGCGATCATCCGGACCTCGTGATGCCGTCCTCTCGCGATCGGCTGGAGCGCAACGCCGAGAGCCGCGCCGGAGCCGTCCATAACGCCGAGCCGTGGACGGAGGGCGAGACGGAACTACTCATCGGCCTGTGGGATCGCCGCGAGGACTCCCTGGACATCGTCGCCGAGGCTCTAGGACGGACGAGGGAGGCCTGCCGCGAGCGGTTCTACAAGGTTATGCGGAACGCCTGCCGACATGGCGATAAGCCACAGGAGAGGCCGCGACCGGCTTGGCTCGCGGACGAGGACCAGGGAGGGTCGCCATGGTACGTGTAACGGCCGAGTTGCACGAGGCTCAGTCGGACTTGATTCAGATCAAGTTCGCCTACAACGCCGAGTACGTCGTGCGGGTCAAGCGCGTTCCCGGAGCGCGGTGGAACAAGACCGACAAGACCTGGCGGGCGAACCTCTCTCTGCCGGCATGTCGGGCTCTCCGCGAGCAGTTCGGCGACAACCTCGTCATCGGTCCGCGCCTGCATGATTGGGCGTGGGCCGAGCGCAAGCGGACCGAGTTGCTCACGGAACTCGGCTCGTCGGACGACCTAACGGCGGCAGCGCCTCTCGTCCGGCTCCCGGAGCGGGCTCCGGCCACGTACGCGGCGATGGAGAGCCGTCCCTATCAGTTGGTAGGCGCCGCGTTCATCGCGGGAGCCCGGAGTGTTCTCGTGGCCGACGAGCCCGGCCTAGGCAAGACCATCGAGACCATCGCCGGCATCATAGAGGCCGGAGTCTCGGGGCCGGTGCTCGTCGTCTCGCTCAAGACCGCCGCGCGTGCGGTGTGGGAGGATGAGATCACCCGTTGGGGAGGCGACGCGGCAACGGTCACCGTGGCGGACGGAGCGAAGCCGGACCGTCTCAAGGCAATTGCTCGGTTCCGCGAGCGCGCCAAGGAGTTGCGCAAGGTCCACTTCCTCGTCGTCAACCCGGAGATGCTGAGGACGTCGACCCAGAAGGCGAGCGCCAAGAGGGCGACGCGGCTTGACGGGATGACGCACGCGTACCCGGAGTTGTTTGAGAGCCCGTGGGAAGCGGTCGTCATCGATGAGACGGGGCACGCGCAGGTATCGCTCGCCTGCCCGAGCGCCAACGAATCGAAGATGTCCCAGTTCAGGCTTGGCGTCAAGTACCTTCCTGTGGCGGAGGACGGCCTACGGGTCGCGCTCTCGGGGACGCCTATGCGCGGGAAGCCGATCAAGTTGTGGGGCACTCTGAACTGGTTGCGCCCCAAGGAGTTCACTTCATTCTGGCGTTGGGCCGGTACGTACTTCGACATCTACAAGGAGTGGGCCGGGCGTGCCGAGGTGTTCGTCATCGGCGAACTCAAGGACGAGTCGAAGTTGCGAGATGACTTGCGGCATATGATGATTCGTCGTGAGAAGTCCGAGGTGGCACCGGACCTCCCGCCGAAGCAGATTGTTGACGTCTGGCTCGACCTGACCAAGGAGCAGGCCCGCGCTTACGATGGCATCCTCAACGATGCCGCCGCTATGCTGGAGAGCGGGACGTTGCTCGCCAACGGCGCTCTCCCGGAGATGGTCCGGCTCAAGCAATTCGCCGGAGCGTACGGAGACGTGTTCGGAGAGCACTTCGCGCCGAAGATGCCCAGCAACAAGATCGACCATATCATGATGATGCTGGAGGACCGAGGGATCACCGGGAAGCCGTCCGACGACGAAGGGACGTCCGGCATCGTCATCGGCTCGCAGTTCACCGCGTTGCTCAACCTCTTGGCGAAGGAGTTGGAGGCCAAGGGGATCGAGTTCCATATGATCACAGGAGAGGTCAAGGACAACGTCCGAGCGGCTGCCGTCCGGCAGTTCCAGAGCGGCGAGGGTCCGCGCGTATTCTTGCTGAATACCAACGCTGGCGGCGTCGCGATCACGCTCGACCGCGCCGACGAGATGGTCATCATGGATGAGACGTGGATCCCGGATGACCAGGAGCAGTTGGAGAACCGTATCCACCGCGTCTCCCGAGTGCACCCGGTCTCCATCTACTATCTCCGCTCGCGGGGAACGATTGACGAGGCAATCGCCGCAGGGAACAAGACGGCCGATGAACTCGTCAAGTCGATCATCAACTACAAGCGAACCGCTAAGACCAAGAGAGGAGACAAGGCAGAGTGACTGCAGTTCTGTTGCTATCAATCGGCTTCGCGGTCGGTTGGTTCGCCCGGTCATGGATCGCTCGCAAGAGCATCGCCCATGATCGCCAGCGGTTCGCAAACTTCACCCGCAACGGCTCTCGGATCGTCACGAGAGAGTCTGCGATAAATACCGCAAGATTCCCGAACGGGGTAACCTCCGGGAAGCACAACTTCAGAAGGTAGAAGTAGCAACAAAGTTCGTAAAAGTTCGGCAAAACGAAAAGTCGCGTACGATTCAAACCCGAATCGAACGCCCCGCCCGAAAGGATCGTCATGGCCAAGCAGTTCGCAGCGTACGCCGACAAGGCGCCGACCAGCAACCACGAGGCGTTCGCCGAGTGGATCGAGAAGCAGACCGGCGTCCAGGTCGACGCCAAGAGCGTCCAACTGGCGCTCCTCCTCGTGCCGCAGTGGCAGAAGAGCCCCGAGAACCACGCTCGTCGGGACAAGTCCAAGGCCGCGCAGGTCAAGAAGTCGACCGTGGTCGCCAAGAAGTCCGTGGCCAAGAAGGCGCCTGCCGCCAAGGCTCCGGCGAAGTCGGCGAAGGTCACTCCGATCAGCGCCGCCAAGAAGTCTCCTGCCAAGAAGGCGGTTCGTCGTCCCGCCACGAAGCCGGCAGGTGAGGCCGCGTTCTGATCCTCCCCCGACAGAACGCACCTTGGACCGCCCGCGCATGTGACCCCGTGCGCGGGCGGTTCTGACGGGGAGCCGGGCGCCTGCATCAAACCTCTGCAGGGTCGGTCGTCCGGCTCCCTCTCAGAACCGAAGGCCCGCAACGACGACGAAAGGCCCGAGATGACCGTCACGCCCCGTAGAACCGCCCGGAAGGCCGTTGCGAAGCGCCCGGCAAGGAAACCCGCCGAGCCCGCGAGCATCCCTCTCCTCCCTGTGCGAGGGGGCGACGATCGGGAAGGGCTCGCGGAGCGTATGGCGCGGAACGCGGCCGAGGAGTTCAACCTACCGATCGTGCGGACCTCGGAGCGTCGAGACTTCAAGCGGTGTCAGACGCGCTGGTGGTGGTCGTGGCGCGAGGGCCTGAAGGCGACCGAGGAGGCGAAGGCCCTGTGGTTCGGAACCGGGATCCATCTCGCGCTTGAGCACCACTACGGACCGGGAGGACTCAAGCGCGGCAAGAACATGGTGAAGGTCTGGCGCGACTACGCCAAGGACATGTCGATGGTGACGATGTCGAACGGTCGCGCGCTCCAGAACTCCGAAGACTCCCCGGAGTACGTCAAGGCGTATGACCTCGGCGTCGCGATGCTGGAGGGATATCTCGACCACTACGGCAACGACGAGCATATGCATGTAATCGCAGTGGAACTCCCGTTCCAGATGATCATCCCGGCTCTCCGGGGAGACGGAGACGCCTGCATCTACGCGGGCAAGTGGGACATCCTGTATCGCGACCTCCGTTATGACGGGGAGCCGATGACGCTCGGCGACCACAAGACAGCGGCCGACCTCTCGACCAAGCACCTGACGCTGGACGACCAGGCCGGTTCCTACTGGGCGCTAGGGACGCAGTTCATGCGAGCCAAGGGAATCCTTGGGCCCAAGGAGTCCATCCGGACGATCGAGTACAACATCTTGCGGAAGTACCTTCCGCCTGTGGATGATCGACCGACGAACGCGGCAGGAGAGAGCCTCAACCAAGACGGCTCCGTCAGCAAGCGGCAGCCCAAACCTCTCTCCTACCGGTTCCACCGCGAGCGCGTCCACCGAACTCCGCGCGAGCGCGCCACGCAAATCAATTCCATCGCCAAGGAAGTCTTGCAGATGGAACCCTTGCGGGGCGACCCGGAGTTGTTGACCAAGAATCCGACGCGCGATTGCTCCTGGGATTGCCAATTCTTCGATATGTGCGAGATGCAAGAGCGGCAGAGCGACTGGGAGGAGTTCAAGCAGGTGGCATTCCGAGTTCAGGACCCGTACGCGGACCACAGGAAGGTGGTTGAGGCGTAGTGGCTCGGACCCTCAAGACTCGGGGAGCCGACGAGGTGCGCACCCTGGCTAGCCGGACGAGGCGCCAGTACCAACTCGGGCGTATTTCCAAGCCTGACCATGACTTCCTCATCGAGCGGTTGGATGAGGTCGAGGCCCGGATCATTTCGATGCGGGAGACCAACGAACACGGAGAGGAGGAGGGCTGAAGTGGCAGGACTACCTCGGGCCATCATCGACCTGGAGGACTTCAACGAGTCCGTCAACATCATGATCTACGGCAATAGCGGAGTAGGCAAGACCGTCCTGGCCGGGACGACTCCGAACGCCTTGATCATCGCGGCCGAACGCGGGACCATCTCGGCCAAGCGTGTCGCCCAGAGCGGGGCGAAGGTTTGGCCGTGCCCGAACTGGGCCGAGTTTGAGGCCGCATACGATTGGGTGGAGCAGAATCCGGGCGTATTCGACTGGGTGTGGATCGACAGCGCGACCAAGATTCAGTCGCATTGCATTCGCCATATCCTGGACGAGGCCGTTGCCAACAATTCGTCTCGGGACGTCGACATCCCCGCGATCCAGGACCACTACAAGTGGCAACTGATGATGAAGCGGTTCGTGGTGATGTGGAACGACCTTCCGGTCAACGTCGGGTGGACCGCTCAGGCGATGCACAAGTCCGACGAGGAGGGCGACGACATCGTGCTGCCGCTCATCCTCGGCAAGGACTACGACATCAGCGCCACGATCTGCGGCGAGATGGACGTGCTGGGCTACCTCTCCGTCGACAAGGTCAAGCGTCGCGTCAACGGAGAGGTCAAGACCTCGGACGTTCGGCGACTCCTCGTCCACAGCCGGGCTCCGTACTTCGCCAAGGATCGCTACCACGCGATTGCGGACCCGAAGGGCAACGGTTACATGGTCGATCCGACCATGCCGAAGATCATCGAGCGCATCGGCGCTCCTGCCCCTCGGAGCGGCGTAGGCTCGTCGCCTCGTCGCTCGACCGGAACGGCCGCTAAGTCGCCTGCAAAGGCGTCCGCGACCGCCCGGAAGGCCAGCACTACCCGACGTGCGCCCGCTCGTCGTCCGTCTAAGTAATACCAACAGGAAAGAGAGTCAACGATGGCACGTATCAAGAACCGCTCATACGCCGGTGTGCTGCCGGACGAGCCGGGCGAGGCTGGCGGGACGTTCTATGACGGCCCTGTGCCTCCGGCCGGGATGTACCGACTCGTCGTCAAGCAGTTGAAGATCAAGGGTCCCAACAAGAACGGGGACGACATGGTCAACTGCGTTCTGGAGGTCACCGAGCCCGAGGCGAAGGGCAAGGCGAAGGGCAAGGGCAAGGACAAGTTCAACGGGTACGGCGTCTGGATGAACCAGAACATCTCGGAGCAGGGCGCTCCGTACCTCGCATCCTTCCTCAAGGCCATCGGCTACTCGTACGAGGAGTTCATCAAGAACGTCTCGACCGACGACAAGGGCCTCATCACCAAGATCGGCAGCAGGCGGCTCCCGTCGTCCGACATCTTCGTGACGGCGGTGACGAAGCGCGAGGAGTATGACGGCGAGGAGCGCCTGGTGGTCAGCCGCTTCGTCGTCAAGGAAGCCGACGACGAGGACCTGGACGACCTCGCCGACGAGGATGAAGACGAAGACGAGGACATCGAGGACGAGGACGAAGACGACGACGACGACGAGGACGAGGACGAAGACGAGGAGTCCGAGGAGGACGACGAGTCAGAGGACGAAGACGACGAGGACGAGTCGGACGACGACGAGGACGACGAGGACGACGAGGACGAGTCGGACGAGGAGGAGTCGGACGAGGACGAGGGCGAGGATGCCGGCGAGTTCTACGCTCGCGAGGACCTGGAGAAGATGTCGATGGCCGACATGAAGCGCCTTCTCAAGGACGAGTACGGCTGGAGCGCCGACGACTACAATGGGTACAGCCGCGCAGACCTCATCGCGACGCTGGCCGGGGAGAACGCGGAGGGCGAGGACGAGTCGGAGGATGAGCCGCCGTTCTAGGCGGTAGCAATCGGGAGGCGTCCCAACAGATCGCCTGCGGGCGTAGCCGGCAACGCGAGTCGGCCGCGCGGATCGCGCAGGAGAGGGACGCCAGGGGTGTGAGCGGGATGGGGCCTCACCCTCCTCCAACTTCGTCGGTACACAAGAGGAGAGGCGTCACTGATGCCAGCGCGGGGTCCACGAAAGAGACTGGGGGCAAAGCATTATGCGGAACTGTTCGCTGACTACTTAGTCGAGCGACGAGATAGCGACGACGGCGCGGCACGATGGGTGGCCTACTGCCCGGCGCACGAGATTCCCGGAGTGTCTAGGCCGTCTGCAGAAATCTGCTTCGATGACGGACGCGGCGGCATGATGTGGTACTGCCACGTATGCGCTCCGGAAGGCGCCGAGTGCCACCTAGACGTCCTGGCCCAGAGGATGCGCGACCGCGACGAGGCCGACGTCGTGGACATCCGTACCGGCAAGAAGATTGACGCGGCTGCAGCCGTAGCAAGGTCGGAGCCCAAGGATGTCGTGCCGCTTGAGCCGATAGACCTGGAGCCGTTCTCTATCCGACTCATCACAGATGACGACCTCCTCGCCGACCTCCTCGCTAGGCGAGGGATCACCGAGGCGACCGTTGCGCAGTTCGACCTGGGGTATGTCAATCGACGTAACGGCAAGACCTACAACGCCTGGGTCATCCCCGTATGCGACGCCGAGGGCGAGACGATCAACGCCCGGTACTCATTCCGGAACCCGGACCCGAAGCGCGGCAAGATCGCCTGGATGCGGAAGGGCGGGGATCATCCTCTCCTGTGCGGAGAGTTGCTGACGGAAGATGTTGATACCGTTGTTGTTGTCGAGGGCGAATGGGACTGCCTCCTCGCTCGTCAACTCGGGTTCCACGCTGTCACAGGAACGCGAGGCGCCAAGAAGTGGACGACGGTCGACACGACGGCGCTCGGGAATCGGCACATCGTCATCCTCATGGACAACGACGACGACGGCGAGGACGGCGCCCGCAGAATCTTCAACAGTATCAAGCGCGCTCGTCTCGCGAAGTCGGTCAAGATCGTCCATCACGAAGTCAAGGGCGCCGACTTCAGCGACATGGTCCTGAAGCATGGATGGGACAAGGCCGACTTCGACGCGCTCATCAAGAGCGTGGCGCCGACTCCGATGGAGGCGTTGTCGTCGCTCACGACCTCCGGGCGGCCAATCCCGTTCCGGCAGTTGGACTCGCGGAACTCGGCCAACGAGGTTGTTGAGTCGACGGTCATGGTGAACGCTCGCGTCGGGCTCTCCAAGTTGCCATGGCGCGGCTCTCTCCACTGCGGCGGGGACCAAGGCAAGAAGTGCGAAGGCTGCCCTATGCAGGCCAACGATCAGAGGATGGAACTTGATCTGGACCGCGAGGATCGAGACCAATTCCTGCCTATGATCGGAGTAAGCGACCTCCACGTTCACCGGCACATCAAGCGCGTCTTCGACCTGAACTGCGAGCGGTTTGAGGTCGATCGCGCGAAGGACATTGACGTGGAGCACCTGTTCGTGACGGCTCCGGTGATCGAGGAGGACGACGGCGACGACCGGAGCACCGGGAAGATCATCACCGTATTCATGGTGGGAGCGCACGACACGGAAGCGGGCGACATCATCCGGATCGTCGGGCGTTGCGAGTCGGACCCCAAGAAGCAAGACAGCGTCTTCATGGCCTGGCATAAGAGCAACGACGACCCGCTGCGCGAGCGTCGCGTGCTGGAGCCTCCCGACGTCGAGCGCCTGTCGGTATTCCAACCGGCCGACGAGACGCCGATGGAGAAGGCTCTGGAAGTAGTCAAGTCCCTCAATACGCAGTACGGCATCTTGAACCGAGATGAACTCGGACTTGCGTATTTGCTAGTATTTGCAAGCGTCCTCGACTTCAACTTCAAGGGGCGACGCGAGCACGGCTGGTTGCAGGCGATGGTGCTCGGCGATACCCGAACCGGGAAGACGGCTCTGGCCGACCGATACCTTGGGCACATCGGGCTCGGGAACATGATCAAGTGCGACGTCACGACTCGGGCCGGACTTGTCGGCGGGCAGGGCACCCACAACGGGAACTCATTCCTCAAGATGGGCCTGTTGCCGAGGAGTGACGCGCGGCTCGCGTTCCTGGACGAGACGACGAACATCCTATCCAACGGCGAGATCATGAAGCACCTGACCGATATGCGGTCGAGCGGGAAGATGAGTATCAACCTGATTGACTCGGGGCAGTTCCGGGCTCGGGTCCGGCAGGTATGGATCACGAACCCTCCGCGCGATGCGGTCGTGGACGACTTCCCGCACGGCGCGATCCAGGCAATCAACGAGTTGATCGGCTCTCCGCAGGACCTCTCGCGGTTCGACTTCCTGTACGCGGTGCGCGCCGATCGCGAGACGGCTACCGCGATCAACACGGCCGCGCCGAAGCGCAAGCGGAGCCCGTACACGTCCGACCTGTGCCGAACGTTGATGGAATGGATCTGGACTCGGAAGCCGGATGACATCGTCATCCCGGAGCCGGTCGAGAGAGCCATTGGGGCGTCTGCGGAAATCATCGGGCAGAAGTATGAGAATGACCACTATCGCGTCATACCAGGGACGGACGCCGGCAACAAGATCGCTCGCATTGCGATCGCGTTCGCGACTCTCACGTTCAGCACCGACAACGGGGTGCGCGTCGTCGTGACGACGGACCATGTCGACGCGGCCGAGGAGTTCCTGCAGATGATGTTTGACGACAAGACTCTCGGGCTCGGCGACTACTGCAAGCGAGAGGCGATCGAAGTTGCCGAAGCCGTCGAGCATGTCGAATGGCTGAAGCGTCGCGTGGCCAAGCATACGGACTACCAAGCCGCTATCAAGTGGCTCGCGAACCAGACCGGCAAGTTCCGTATGGCGTCCCTCCATCAGGGCATCGAACTCGGAGGAGGGCTCAATCCCGGCCCCGTCGTCGGCGCGCTCGTGGAGAACGGCCTACTACGCCCGAGCGGCGACAGCCTCTCGATGTCGAAGGCTCTGCGCGACTACCTCCGCACGTCGATAGCCGACGGAAGCCTGCGCAAGCCAAGAGCGTCCACGAGGTCCACCGGCAAGACCGCCTAGCGCAAGGGGAGAGACGACGTGTCGAGAATCGCTGTACTGGGGTGCGGACCGGCTGGACTCCTCGCCGCTCACGCGGTGAAGATGACGACCGGAAGCGACCCGATCATCGTCAGCAACGATCGCATATCGCCGTTATACGGCGCGCAATACCTGCACAAACCGATCCCCGGCACGGAGTCGTGGGCGACGAGAGGACGGCTCGTCCGGTACGAGTTGCGCGGGACGTCGGCCGAGTACCGGTCCAAGGTGTACGGCAACAAGGCCGAGGACGAGCGGGTGAGCCCGGAGGACTTGATCGGGGAGCACTACGCCTGGGACATCCGGTCGACGTACTTGGACCTATACCGGCGCTACAAGCCGGTCATCATCAGCCACCTGATCGACCGCAACGACCTCCTCGGGACGAGCCGTCTGCTGCAGGGGATGGACGTCGTCATCTCCTCGGTCCATCGTCACTTCCTGTGCGAGGACCGCGACGGGCATCAGTTCCGGTCACAGAGGGTGTGGGCTCGCGGGGACGCGCCAGAACTCGACCGATGGGCCGGGATCGACGTTCCGGACGATCGAGTCATCTGCGACGGGTCCGAGGACGTCGCATGGTATCGAGCCGCGCGAGTCTTCCATCACACGACGGTCGAGTGGCCAACGACGGTTGCTCGACCGGACGGCGCCTCGTCGGTCGACAAGCCGATTGGGCACAACTGCGACTGTAACCCTCTCGGGGTGTCGTTGTTCGTCGGTCGGTATGGCTCCTGGCGAAAGGGCATCCTGTCGCACGAGGCGTACTATGACACGGTTCAGGCGCTCTCGTGAATCGGCTTCTGCCGGCTCGACCGGTCGTTGCGCTCGACATCGACGGGACCTCGGGCGACTACCATGCGCACTTCCTACGCTTCGCACAGGAATGGTACGGGCGGGAGATGCCGGACCCGGCCCTCAACACCTCCGGCGTCCCGTTGTACAAGTGGATGGGGACGAGCAAAACCAAGTATCGCCAATGCAAATTGGCCTTCCGCCAGGGCGGACTCAAGCGCTCGATGCCGTGCTACGCGGGGATGGCCGACCTGACGCGAGCGATTCGCCGAGCCGGGGCTGAGGTCTGGATCTGTACAACGCGGCCGTACCTCCGACTTGACAACATCGACCCGGATACACGAGAGTGGTTGCGCCGGAATAAGATGCAGCACGATGCGGTCCTATATGGGCACAACAAGTACCGGGACCTTGTGCGCGTCGTCGGCGCCGACAACGTCATCGCGGTCGTGGACGACCTCCCGGAGATGACGAACCAAGCGAGCGCGGCCGGCATCGGCAAGGTCCTGCTTCGGGACCAGCCGTACAACCGCAACTCAAACCCGTTCTTGCACGATCATCGCGTCTATGACGCCGTTGACATGTCCGATTTGATACTGCCCGGTATCGCCGAATGGAAGGAAAGCAAGCGATGAAAGCCAGTGACCCCCTAGATGATGATGACGACGTCTTCTGCAAGGTATGCCACGGAAAGGTCGAGACTGTCCCGTCGACTCGACACGCATGGCGGCACGTCGAGCCGAACCGACAGCCGACCGACCACCCGGCCCAGCCCGACTTGAGCGTCCCTCCGGACGCCAACCCGCTCGCGGTGTACGGAGCCGGGCTGGCCATGGCGTCGGCCCGTGACGACGGCGGGAGTTCAGTCCTGGACGGGATGGACTGGCACGACGAGCCGGACGGCCTGTACCCGACTCGGCAGGCGTACGACATCTGCGAGAGGCTCATCCCGGAGACGCGAGAACTGTTCCTGCGCAACAACAGGAAGTACCGCCGCGTGGGGAACGAACTTGGCTCGCGCGGCGTCATCCCTGACATCAACCGGAAGCACGGCGTCATCCTCTCCCGCGTATGGGACGGCGCCGAGGTCGTCGGCGAAGATACGCGCACCTTGATCATGGAGCAGGTCGGTCACCTATTCTTGTTGCTACATATGCTCGACTCCGAGCAGGACGGGAGGGCGATGGGCGATCGATGACCCATACCGACGAGGGCCGAGGAGGTCCCCATGCATGACCCTATGACGATGATCCTTGGCGCGTTCGCCGAGGTCCTGATGAAGCACGACCGGGATATCCGACCGCCGAGAGCCGAAGTCGCTCAGATCGAACGGCGGGCGACGGCGCTACCTACGCGCTGGCAGAGGTTCAAGGTCTGCATCATACACCGCGAATCGGGAGGGAATCCCCACGCGCTGAACCGCGAGGAGTCAGGCGCCGCCGGACTGTTCCAGTTCATGCCGAACTGGAGGCACGGCGGGCCGTACATGGTCGCTCGGGCGCTCAAGTTCGCCGGAGCGTCATCGGCTTACGCGCGGAAGGTTCGGCTGGGCCTCCCGTACCGCATCGAGCAGTGGGCGCCGGTCCACCAGGAGATGTTGTTCGCCCAGGTGATCCGGGAGGGCGGGGCGTCCGCCGCGTACCGGCACTGGCACGGAGGCTCCGGCTGTAACTCTCTGATCCCTGTGGGAGGCTGAGATGTCGTGGGGCGGGTGCCAGTTCTGCAACGCGCTCTCCATGAAGGGCGAACCGCATCGATCATGGTGCCCGCTCCACGACGAGCCGCACGACGCCATCGACATTGAGGAGCCTGGAAAGTGAGTCGCGTAACTCGCGAGTACCTACGGCAGCACGAGGCCGTCCGGAAAGCGCGTGGCAAGGCGACCGAGCACGGATGCGCGACTTGCGACCGGCAGGCTCGGGAATGGGCGTACATTCACGGAGAGGATCGCGACAACATCCAGTCATACCAACCGATGTGTATCCCGTGTCATCGCGCCTATGACGGGAAGTGGAGTGACGAGGAGCGCGCCCGTGTCTCCGAGTCGATGAAGGCGCTTTGGGCTAAGAGCCCGGGGCGGAAAGCGAAGTTGCAGAGCGAGGAGCATCGCGCAAAGTTGCGTGCGGCTTGGGTGCGCCGGAAGGCGCGTATGCAAGGAGGTGATGCCCTATGTCCATGAACTACGCGAGTTTGCACCACCACAGCACTTACTCGTACATGGACGGTTGAATGGCTTCGGGATGCCGGAGGACCATATTGCCCGAGCGGTAGAACTCGGCATACCGGCCGTCGCGATGACCGAGCACGGGAACGTCTCGTCCCACGTCAAGCACGAGCAGGCAGCCCTCAAGGCCGGCATCAAGCCTGTCTTCGGCTGCGAGTTGTACACGGGCGCCGTCGACCCGGAAGGCCGCTCCAACTTCAAGTGGCACCTGACGGTCTTGGCGGAGAACGAAGTTGGGTACCAGAACCTCATGCGGCTCGTCTCTCGCGGGTGGGCCGAAGGGTTCTACTTTGAGCCGACCGTCTCAGGCGAGATGTTGGCCGATCATAGCGAGGGACTCATCGTCCTATCCGGGTGCACAGGAAGCAAGATGAGTACCGACCTCCTCGGCGGCAAGGGACGTCCCGAGCACAAGGCCGACCTCGCCGAGGCCGAGCGAACCGCCCGCAAGTTCAAGGCCCTGTTCGGTGACCGATTCTTCCTTGAGGTGCAAGCGTTCCCGGAGTTGGACAAGGTCCTCGCGATCAACGAGTCGTGGGAGCGGTTGAGCGCCAAGTTGGACATCCCGCTCGTCGCGACCGGAGACGTCCACTACCCGAAGCCGGACGACAACCACATGCAGGTGATCCTCCACGCGGCCGGTCGCGGGTCGACGGTTGAGAAGCAGCAGATGGGATGGGGATACGACATCCCGCTCTCGGACCCGTTGAGCGACAAGGAGATTCTGCGCAGGGTTCGCGGCACCGGACTCTCGCTCGCTAACGCGCAATCGGCCATCGAGAACTCGACCATCATCGCCGACTGGTGTAACGTGACGCTGCCGAAGGCCGATCGGCTCCGCTTCCCTGTGCCGAGCAATACGCCGACCGTCGAGTACACCTGGGCGAAGTTGCGGGAGGGATGGAAGTATCGCGGCTTCGGCAAGTTGTCTAAGGACGACCAGAAGGCGTACTACGAGCGCCTGACGTACGAGATGTCGGTCATCGTTGAGAAGGACTTCTGCGACTACTTCCTGATGCTGAGCGACCTCGTGTCGCAGGCGAAGGATCGCGGGATTCCCGTTGGTCCCGCTCGCGGATCGGCGGCAGCGTCGCTGACGTGCTACCTCCTCCGGATCACCGAGGTCAACCCGATGCACTTCCCGACGATGTTCTTTGAGAGGTTCATCGACCTCAACCGAATGGACATCCCGGACGTCGACCTTGACTTTGACGACGAGCGCCGCAAGGAGATGTGGGACTTGGCGCGCGAGCGATACGGCGACGACCGTGTCGGGACCATCGGGACCTACACGCGCTATCGCGGCAAGAACGCTCTCCAGGACGTCGGTTGGGTCCACAAGGTCCCCCGCCACGAGGTCGAGACGGTCAAGGGACTCGTCATCGAGCGCTCGGGCGGTGACTCGCGATTTGATGCGAGCCTTGAAGATACCATCGGGATGTTCCCGCAAGCCGCCGACGTCTTCGACCGCTACCCTGAGATGAAGTACGCGATCGAACTTGAGGGCAACCTCCGAGGAATGGGCGTGCACGCGGCCGGTATGGTCATCGCGAACTCTCCCATCACCGACATCTGCGCCATGTACACCCGGACGAACAAGGACACGGGCGAGATTGTCTCCGTTCTCTCGGTCGACAAGTATGACGCCGAGTACCTTGGCCTGATGAAGGCAGACTTCCTTGGCCTTCGGACAATGGGGATGATCCGACTTGCGCTGGAGTTCTCCGGCCTGACTCTGGACGACCTGTACGCGATTCAGATTGACGAGCCCGATACATTGAAAGCGTTCCGCGTCAACGATGTCGTCGGCATCTTCCAGTTTGAGGGACGGGCGACGCGACTCGTCAACCGCGACGTCGAGCCCGACCACTTCATGCATCTCAGCGACATCAACGCTCTCTCCCGTCCCGGCCCGCTGTTCTCCGGGACGACGCACGAGTACATCCAGGTCAAGCACGGGCGTAAGGAGCCCGACCACATGCATCCGGCGGTCGACGCGATCACGTCATTCAGCAACTATCAGATCATCTACCAGGAGCAAATCCTGCAGATCGTCCGAGAGGTCGGCGGGTTCCCGTGGACCCATGCGTCGGCTATCCGCAAGATCATCTCGCAGAAGAAAGGCGAGGCCGCATTCAACGAGATGTACGGGATGTTTGTGGAGGGCGCCGAACGGCTCCACGGGATTGACGAGCGACTTGCCGAGCGCATCTGGAAAAAGTTGGTGACGTCAGGGACTTACGCCTTCAACGTCGCGCACTCCGTCTCCTACTCGCTCCTGGCGTTCTGGTGTATGTGGTTGAAGGTCCACTACCCTGTGGAGTTCTATACGGCGCAACTCCGGAAGACGGACGATGCGAAGTGGGCGCGCATCCTCCGCGACGCCGACCAGCACGGTATCCGCATCCTTCCGCCAGACCGGAACCTCTCTGGTATTACGTGGTCCGTCAACAAGGATGACAACTCGATCCTCGCCGGGCTCTCACAGGTGAAGGGGATCGGCGCCAAGACCGCTCAGACAATCATCGACTCTCGCGACGAGCGAGGCGACTTCGCGGAGTGGCGAGACTTGCAGCGCGTCAAGGGAATCGGACCCAAGACCATCATCTCGATCACGGATGCCGTCGACAACCCTGACCCGTTCGGAATCAACAAGACGCGCGACGCGCTCGCGATCGTCCGCGACGCGATAGCGACGGGAGAACTCGGCCTGCCCGAGCCGACGCACAACAGCGAGCAGTTGCTAGCGGAGACGAACTCCAACCTGCGCCTCACGTACCTCGGCGTGGTGAAGGCTCGCGAGTACCAGGACTTCATCGAGAACAAGCGAGCCCGCTCGGGCGACTCCGTTGAGGAGATCAAGGCCGCGATGAAGCGCCCGGACCTCACGCAGTACTGCGCCCTGACTATGATGGACGAGGGAGAGGAGGAGGTGTATCTGCGCATCAGCAGATTCGCGTTCCCGCGCATGAAGGAAATGCTGGTGTCGATCCGCGAAGGGGTCGACGTCATCTATGCAATAGGCAAGAAGAATACGCAGGTATTCGGCATCTCCATCATGGTAGACAACTTGGTTGTGATCGACCCCGAGGACGAGGAGGAGGACGACGAGCCGGAGTAAGTCCGGCAACTACCTACCTACCCGGTAGCCTCAGGGGTAGGGGATTTACGACGATGATTCTGAACGACGCCCGAATGGAGAAACACCGTGAGTAGCAACAACGTACCTGAGTGGCTGACCGCGCGGCGGGACGCCCACCCGGCCCTTCACCCCCAGTTCACAGGGGTAAGCCGATCCGCCGGGGACCTCCGCGAGACGAACCTGCTTCGCGACGTCGCGTTCAACCGGCACTCGATGAACGATGGACACCACGTCTCGCCGCTCGACAACGGCATGGTCCAGATCGGCACGGACAACATCCACGTCCGGCTCGTGGACTTCCCGGAGCAGGACCGCATCCGCACCATCCTCTCCAAGGCGACCCGAGCGACCATCGGGCTCGACCTCTCCACCGGCGACAAGGATGAGCGCGACTGGGAGGAGATGCTCAAGGGCGGCTTGCAGACCGCGCTGGAGTCTATCCAGGTCGTGTTTGAGGTCAGCGGAGTCTCGCGGACCTGCACCCATCAACTCGTCCGTTCGCGTCGAGCCGCGTTCCACCAGCAGTCGCAGCGCGCGTCCTACTACGGCGACGAGCCCGAGGCCCGCATGCCCGAGTCGGTATGGCGGAACCCGCGAGCCCGGCAGGCCTGGCTCAACGCGAAGGCCGCGAGCGACGAGGCGTACCAGGTCGCGTGCGAGGAGGACATCTCATACCAGGATGCGCGGTACGTCCTGTTGGAGGGAACGGATAACTACATCCTGTGCGAGTACACGCTACGCGAGTTCATCAACGTCTTCGCGTACCGGGGATGCTCGATGTTCTCCTGGGAGATTGTGCACGTGATGCGCGAGATGCGTCGCACGCTCCTGGAGGTCGCGCCGTACCTCGCGCCATACGTTGTCATCTCCTGTGAGAAGGCGAAGCGGTGCACGTTCCAGGGCTGGGAGTCTCCCGAAGGGCAGTGCGACTTCCCTTGGGTCGGCGACCGGACCTTCACGCCCGAGTTCCACGAGATCAAGCGGAGGTCGACCGATGGCTCTTGACTTCCCGATCCTCGTGGAGACGTGCTCCCGCGAGGACTGCAACGAGGAGAACGGAATCCTGTTCATGCTCTGGACGCGGGAGACGGGTCCGGTGCTGCTATGCCCGCAGCATCGAACCGAGTTCATCGCCGACGTCCGGCTGTTTCTGCTGGACATGTGATGCCGCTCGGGAAGCGCGAGTTGGAGGAGGCTCCCCCACGGGAGCCTCTTACCTCTCTCGCCGCGATCGTCCGGGACTGGCAGTGGCGATTCCCGCTGCAGCGCAGGGATACCGTCGTCACGTTCTGCTCCGAGGCGCCGACGTTGCCCGTGGCGATTGACCGAGCCGTGGCGAGTATCCGACCGGACGGGAAGATGCACAACCATCAGACTCGCGTTCCGCGTGACGCTCGGGCGGAACTCGGCCGGACGTTACGCGCCAACGCCAAGAGCATCCGAGCCGACATCCGTCGCGTCTCGCGGAGCGGGGCCGTCGACCCGTTCGACCGCTTGCACGAATGGGTGGCGTCGTGCTCTGGCGCCGGCATCGGTCCGGTCACGACGTATGACGTCGCTACCCGCATCGGCGCGCACCCGTCGTTGGGCTGCGAGCCGTCCTCGCTCTACCTACACGCCGGAGCGCGCGCAGGCTGGCTAGCGCTCTGCCCGGACCCGAAGCGATGGAGGGGAGAGGAGAAAGTATTGCGGTCGCAGATGCCCGTTGAATTGCAACAACTTCCGGCAGATGAGATCGAGGACTTGTGCTGCACCTATCGAACCGTGTATGACCAACTTACCGATCGTGGCACGTGGCCACAGGAAGCCGAAGGAAGCCATCATGTATAACCACGCCGAGGCATACAGCCTCATGACGTACTCCTCGGTCAACGGGGATAAGAGCGTGACCGTCTGGAACTCGCGGGACGGCGTGACTCCGATGTTCGCGACGATCGACGGCGAGCAGTTGTCGCACACGATGGGCGACGGGCCGGACCCCATGTGCCGCTTCCACAAGCCTCGCGTCGGCGACTGGGTGTGGGTCGACCTGACGCCGGAGATGCGCGAGGAGCGCCTGCGCGCTATGGCCGATCGCATCTCCGCGAAGTACGGCGAGGCCGTCGACAAGACGCCTGGCGCCATCTACGAATCGCTGCAGCGCGAGGAGTTCCGAGGCGACGAGCCCGCGCTCATCCAGGTCACGGACGAGCACATCGAGCAGTACGGCTGGGCGATGAACTCGGTCAATATGGCCGTCGAGTTCGACGGCGACTTCACCCCGTTCGTCAAGGTCGACTGGGACGGGCCGACGACGCTCCACATGCGATCCGAGGAGGCGATGCGGACCGGCCGAAACATGATCGAGATGGCGATGTTCGCGGAAGCCGACTCGTCATGGTTGGCGATCCTCCACGCCTTCCTGGGCAAGGAAACCGTCGAGCAGATCAGCGCTGCGGTCACGAACCTTCGGCGCGAGAGGCAGGCCCAGGCCGACCATCCGGGGGTGGCGTTCGTTGCGCTCGACCCGGACGACGACATCGCCAATCAGATCGCCGCGATCGTCCGCAACCTCGGGTTCGACGTGGACGTGCTGTCCATGGACGATGAAGACGACGACGACTGATGGCTGCCATCCAACAGACCGTCACCCACAAGGTCCGCTGTCCGTTCTGCATGCGCAAGGTCAAGGTTCCCGTCTTCGTGTCCGTGGACATCGTGGGCGATGAAATCTACGCAAGCGCTACGCCGGACGCCGGACCCGTCTGGGACCACTACCTCCGCAAGCATCTCGACTACCGGGAGGACGACCGATGAGCAGCGGAGGCGTATGCGTCGGGTGCGGAGGCCCGGTGCCGATCAACGAGAACTTGTGCGAGGTCTGCCTGGACGACGGCTCTGACGTCTGCATCGACTGCGGCAAGCCTGGAGTCGACGTCCTCGGGCGTTGCTCGTCGTGCTCGTCGCGGTCGGAGCGGGACCGCCTGCGCAACGCGCGAGACGAAGCGACGGACGGGCGCGCGGACCGTTACGAGACGGACGAGGACCGGACCCTCAAGAGTCTCAACCAAGAGGACGACTGGCGTGATGCTCACGCCTGGGACGGAAGGGACGACGAGTAATGTGCGGATGCGGACTTGACCGGTATTGCGCGGGCGGTTGCGACTGCGGCTGCGACCACGCGAGCAAGAAGGGGCAGAAGCGCCAGGCGAAACACTTTGCGCTGCAGTACAAGTCGGCTCGGGAAGACGCGAAGCACCCGGCCGGGCCGAGCCAACGCGACGTCTACCTGTGGGTTGACCGGCGCTGGCCGACGAACACGAGCCCGCTCGATCGCGCGGCGAAGTTGTGCGAGGAGGCCGGGGAGACGATCGGCGCCGTCATCAAGTGGCAGACGCCGGGTGACGGCCGCAAGACCGTCGACGACATCGCACAGGAGACGGCGCAGGTCGTCATCTGCGCGCTCGGGCTCGCGGAGTCGGTCGGCTTCAACCTTCGTTGGGAAGTCAACGCAGAGTGGAAGCGAGTGCAGGGCAAGACTTCTCATGGACCGCGCAAGACCGAGGAGGAGATGGCCGAAGCGATTCCGGATGACGAGTTCGATCCGACTCCTGACGAGTCCGGCGCTATCGGGGACTACGCCCGGCTGAACGCTCCCCATCCGGACCGAGCGTGACTCTCCTCCTCGTACTCGTCCAGGTGCTGATCGTGTTGACGATCGTGCTGCTGGTCGTCGTCCAGACCTTCGATCGGAAGGCGGACGCTCACGCGCTACTCGGCTTCATACTAGGAGTAGTTGCAGTTCTACTGGTAATCAACATCGTTCACATGGCGAAGGGAATGCAATGAGCAAGTTGTTCGATCATGCGCAGGCGGAAGTCGAGCGGTGGCTCCAGAGGGCGCCGAGCGGCGAGGACCGCGAGGCCGAGGAGCGCATCTGTCGTTCGGTGCTCGCGTCGGTCGGGGCGTTCGCCTCGGAGACGGGGCACTCGGGGACGTCGGCCGAGCACGCGATCATGCTACTCAACAAACTCCTCACCTTCCAGAACCTCGCTCCGCTCACGGATGACCCGGAGGAGTGGGACGACAAGACGCTCATGAGCGGGGAGCCGATGTGGCAGAACCGCAGAAACTCCAAGGCGTTCAGCAGCGACGGCGGGCGGACGTTCTGGCGCATCCAGGACGGCCCGTCGCAGGGTTGGTCGAGCCGGACCGACCTCCGCGAGTCCGCGCCAGGAGGTTGGGAGCGCATCGAGTCCATCGTCAACGGCGTCGTCCGTACCGTCAGGCGCGGCATGCCGATCGACTTGCCGAGTCGGCCGGAGCCGACCAACGCAACCAACGCAACCAACGCCGAGGCTCCGAGCCTGCGCGTCGTCCCTGAGAACGGCGGCGGCTACGGCTGGTGGACGGACGAGGACGACGAGCCGATGACGTCGCCCGGTCCGAACCATCCGGCCTTCAAGGCGCTGTTCCCGGTCGGCGTCGCCAAGGAGAACATCGAGGCGGGCTCGCTCGTCTCGACGGGCGAAGACGGGAACCTCATGCAGTCCGGCGCGTTCACGGCTCCCAAGCAGGGCGGCAAGAGGACGGCGATGGAGGCGTGGGCTGCGATCCCGACGCGCGGCGAGTTCGGCCACGTCGGCGTCGCCACGGAAGACGACGAGCCCGAGCGGAGCGCCGACTACACATGCCGACTCGGGGCAATCACGCTCGACATCGAGGACGGCGTACATGCGGCCGTGACGGTCGAGTACCTGCCGGACGGCGGGCTCTCGCTCTCGCTCTCGGACCCGAGCGCATGACTCAACCGACTGCAGAGAACCCGTTGCCGGGCCTCACGATTATGAATCGAGGCACGGCTGAGTTCCGGCTCGTCGCGGGCGACTGGGACGCGATTGCGTTGCTCGCGGCGACCGTCCGTAACTTCGCGCTCATGACGGCCAACGGTCGCCAGGCGTGGACCGACGCGCACGAGCGGGCGTCCCTCATCGCCGTTCCTGTGTTGGCGCTTGCACCGCACCCGGACGTCGATGCCGATGTCGCAACGCTTCGTTGGGCGGAAGCGCTCAACTACTGCGACCAGTACGGCGAGGCTGTCGAGGACAAGTTCAGGCTCATCGCTTCGGGCCTCAATGCTTCGGCGTGCGCGTACGTCCTGCCGCTGACGGGCGAGTTCCCGGACCTCCGAGCGCGAGTCCTCGCGCACACCCAGGTGAAGCCGTTCTGGGAGGAGGCGCCCGGCGGCGCTCTCATCAAGAGCCCAAGCGACAAGCCGCTCATCGAGCGCATGAGAATGATGGAGGACAAGTGACGCCAGAAGATGTTGCCGCCCGGCTCGGTTTCGCAGTTACGGGAACGGCAACCGACTCCACGCTACACCCGCGCGTCGTGCGTTGGTATCGGCCGGACCCGAAGACGGGCGAGCCGGTCGAGTGGGCCTGCCGTCCGGCGAGCAAGGTCGAGGCGGACCTGTGGGACCTACTGACGGAGGAGGACCGCGATGCCGACGAGTAGCGACCTCAAGCGCGGGGACTGGATGCAGACTCAGAGCGGGCGTCGGTTCTACCCGCTGGACCCGAAGGTCGATGAGGTCGACCTGCTCGACATCGCGCACGCGCTCTCCATGCTGTGTCGATACAACGGGCACGTCGATCGGTTCTACTCCGTCGCCGAGCACTCGGTCATCCTCGCGGACTACTTCGCCGATCGAGGCGAGATGGAGTTGGCGCTGTGGGCCCTGATCCACGATGCCGCTGAGGCGTACATCGGAGACATGATCCGGCCGCTCAAGCGATCCTTCCACATGGTGCAGTTCCGCATTATCGAGGACCGCGTGCTATCGGTCATCGCCGAGCGCGTCGGGCTCCAGTTCGATATGGCAAACGGGCTCCCGCAGGAGGTGCGAGACGCAGACTACCGCATCCTGTTCGATGAGAAGGCGCAACTGATCCGAGCGGCTCGCGAGCCGTGGCACAATGAGACGGAACTCGGCCCGCTCGGCGTCACGGTCGTCGGGCTCCGGCCGGAGATGGCGCGAGCAGCGTGGTGGAACAAGTTGCAGTACCTCCTGCCGCCCAACATCTCCGCGTTCAACGGAAGGGCCGACGCGGAGGAGGTCGACGCCGGAGGGGCATCATGAGCGACCGCGAGCCCGTCCCGACCGCCGAGGAGTTCCGCCGACTCGGCGCCGACCTCAAGCGCGCAGCCGAGGATGCCTCCGCAGCGATCCAGCGGCTCATCGAGGCGTGGAAAGCCGTCGAACGCAAGTACCCTTACCGCCCAACAAGAAAGGTGCAGCGATGAGTAACTATCGGAGCGCGGAGTCCTACCGCAACGAGGCAGACGACTGTCTCGCGGAGGCCGAGCGCATCACCGAGTCCGGCCGACTCGTGGACGGTCGAGCCAACTACCTGATCGCCCGAGCGCAGGTGCTCGCGACGCTTGCGCTCGACGCCCCGAGTATCGAGTCCATCGACGTCGCGCAACTCGATCAGAGCGCCGACGAGGACTCGCCGAACGCAACCGAGGAGGTCCAGCCGTGAGCAAGCCCAAGGAGTACCGGCCGCAGTGCCTGTGCCGTTGCCATACGGCGGGCGGGTCAACCGTTCACCCTCGGCACTTCGACAAGTCGCTCGACGCGCCCGACTGCTGCGCGTACCCGCGCCAGTATCACTCCGAGGCGAACCGAACGCGGCGCGCGTTCTACAACCTCCTCCACGCGGCTCCGGGCATCGCTCCGGGTCCGACCGCTATGGCGAAGGCGATGGGCCTGAAGCAAATCAACGGCCGCATCGGGGTCGAGCGTGAGAAGTTGTTGCTGCAGAACGGCTTCCACAAGGACCCGGCGAAGGGCCGTTGGGTCCTCGCGACGAGCAGCGAGGAGACGCCGTGACACTCTCAGCGACCTTCGCTCGGCGCAGCGATAACGGCGCCGTTCGACTCGTGGCGCTACACGGCCTGCTGCTCGTGGAGCGCCACGAGCGCTACGCCTCTGTGGGCGATGCGTTGGAGAGCCCGAGCCGAGCCGACTACTGGGCGTTGACGTTCGCGCCGGACAAGGGTCCGGCCGACGTTGTCGCGCCCTTGATCTGGCCCGTTGAGATCCCTGTGACGGTCCAGCCCGATTTGCCGTCCATGTACCTCCCGGTCGAGTCCTGGGACCTGACGCGAGTGGAGGCGTCGTGATCCCCGTCGATCAGACGAAGTTCGTTGGCGAGGTCCCGCCGGGCAATCCACAGGATGCGGGGAACTGCTTCCAGGCGTGCGTCGCATCGCTGCTGGAACTCCGGCTGGAGGAGGTCCCGCACTTCGTCGCGATGGATGCGTGGTGGGACGAGTTCCAGGAGTGGCTGGAGAAGTTGGGTATGCGAGCCGTCTCGCTCGACCACGACATCCCCGGTGCCCTCGGCGTTATGTCCGGCTGGAGCCCGCGAGGCGATTGGCTCCACTCTGTGGTGTCGCGCGGCGACCGCCTCGTCCATGACCCGCATCCGTCCCGAGACGGGATCGATGATAAGCCGGAAGGCTACATCTACCTCGTGGCGCTTGATCCGGCGAAAGTCCTTGCAGCGGAACGCTGGCGCGAGCAGCAGGTCACGCCCGCGCAGGGCGGACTCCCCGGCATGACGACGGTTACGGCCGCACGAGGCGCCGGCAACGACGGCTCGGCCGGTTTCACGGATATGTCAGGGCCGGGAGGCTTCGCATGAGAGCGCACTTCCTCGCGACGAGGCTGATGCTCGACCCGCACCAGAGGCGGAAGCCGTTCAACGTCGACCATGCGGAGTCGGTCGAGCAGAGGTCGGTGCATGTATCGCCTCCGTATCGCGGCTACCGAATCGCCCGGCACGTGACCGATGGCGACCGTATGAGCCGCGTTGGGACGTTCCTGATGAACCGCGATCCGATCCCATGGGTTGCGGAGGCGCCGTGGAAATGGGGAATGAGCAGGTCGCAGCCCCGGTTTCAGGTCGGCATCGGCTACGTCAACGGCGTCGAATACCTGCACACGGGCTCGACGGCGGTTGGCTCGCTCGCCGGGATGCTCCCGCTGGTCGAGTACCCGCTGTCGGCGCGGCTCGTCGCGGTCGGCCCTCGTGGTGCGAGCCGGACGCTAACCCTCGGCGGGGTCGAGGCTGCGCAACTCGTCTCGCGGGCTCGGGTCACGACCGCGACGGCTCGGGCCGGAGGGCTGTTGCGGAGCGCGACGTTGCCGGGCTGGTGCCTACTCGACGGGAACGACATGGACGACGGGACGTCTGATTGGTACTGGGCGATCCGATTGCCGAAGTCCCTGTCGCATGTCCGGTCGGTCGTCATGGAACGCGAGGAGCCGACATACGAGTTGCGGCACTTCGGCCAGCGCGACACGGTCATCAGCGACGACCACTGGGAAGCGCCGTACGTCGTGCAGTTGTTCCGCGACGATGAGACGGGCAACGTCGCACGCGGACGAGTGCCGTGGTTCGGGAACGTCGAACCTGACCTCAGCGGCGACTGCGCGGTGCTGATCCTCCTGGAGGCGGACGTGTGGAGTCTGGAGGAGGTTCGGGAGGTCCCCTGGCCGAAGTAGGAAAGTGCACATTACCAACATAACGGCAAAGTCGACGCGAGTCGGCGCAGACGATGGAGGACTGAACCTACATGACCTGGGACGGGTATGACGACGACCCTCCGGATGACCTCACGATCATCGGGCTCGACCCCGGCACGCATACGGGCTGGTGCGTGATATCGCTCGACCGGCGGTGCCTCCCCACGGCGAAGTCCGAGCGAGCGGGCGGACCGAACAAGGCGATGGCTCCGGCGGTCCTGAACTCGATCATGTTCTACCAATGGGGCGAGATTGGCGGCTCGCTCGCCTCGGGCGGAAGCGGAGAGAGCGAGCACGAGCAGGTCGAGTGGTTGGAGGGGATGCTGGACGCGTGGCCTAACGCGGCGATCGTCCGCGAGGACTTCATCCTCCGCACGTCGATATCGGACCGCGAGGTGCTGTCCCCTGTGCGTATCGGTTTCGCCCTAGACCACCTCCTCTGGGAGCGCAGCCGTAGGGTATTTCTCCAGCAACCGGCGATGGCGAAGACCACGGCGACGGACGAGCGGTTGAAAAGTTGGGGACTTTACCGGCCCGGCTCTGCACACGCGAAGGATGCCACGCGCCATGCAATCACGTTCGCGCGCCGACTTCGCGGGAGTAATGCCCTACTGAAGGAGGCGTTTCCATTCCTGGGCTGAATATGGGCAACCGTTGCGCCGCAACGGAAATGCCCAATCTGCAGCGGAAAACCCCCTACTACCTACCTACATGTGATAACGGTAGTAAGTAGTGAAACGTTCGCGTAGGAGAGATAAGAGATAAGAGAGAGATGAGTTACTTACGAGAGGGGAGTTATATTCCTAGGGTTTCGGATAGATAGGATAGGGTAGTTAGAAAGTGTTGATATGCAACAACTTCTGCAATTCGTCTGAACGGAGAGCGATATGACGGTTCTGAAGATCCAGGACCATATCTGGTATAGGAACCTGCGACGTGACTTCCCGAGCGAGGACGAGTGCTGGGTATGGGACGGCGCCATGCAGGTCAACGCCGGGGAGTTCTGGCGGAAGCAGGGCGGTGCGAAGCGCGTGTCTATTCGGCCGTACCTCGTCGCGTGCATCGTCGGGACCGGGAAGGTTGCGGACTATGAGCCGGGCTGGAGCGCCGGACCGATGTGCCAGGACGAGTGCGTCAACCCGAGGCATGCGGTACGTGATGCGGTGGGGAGGCCGACCGAGGCCGGAGTGATCGGCGACGGAGGCCGGAAGTCGTTGCAGAGCCTGAGTAACGCTCTGCCCATGTCGTTCTCGTACCTCCAGTCTCTGGTCAATGCGGTGTGGCCGGTACTTGATCCGAGTACGCGAGGGTCCATGGAGGCGTACACGTCGATCAAGGCCGCTCAGAAGTTGTTCAAGTTCCCGGTCATCACGTCACACTGGAAGGCTGTGGAGCGGGTGTGCGCGCTGATGATCGTGAGCGACGAGGAGTTGGACCTGCTGCGGGTGATCGAGGCGAGCGGCTTCGTGATCAAGGATGGGACGATCCCGGTGCGGTATCGAGCGGCGCTCCCGTCGATCCCGAGAGGCGATGCGCGGTGGGAGACGGAGGCGCTTCCGTTCGATCGGGCGGGCAGTGGCGAGTCACCTCCTCCTGTGGGCTCGCGTACCGTTCGGCGGACGTCCGGTCGGCGGACTCCTCGGGTGAATTCAGGGAAGGCATGACGATGGCAAAGGACCTTCACAAGCAAGGGATCACCGGTACGGCTCGGTTCGATACCTCCGATCAGCAGAAGGTCGGCGAGAGCGAATATGGAGGCGTCGGAGGGAACCGCGTGCCGACGGCGAAGGGCGAGAGCGCGAGGCCCGGCTATGAGACTCTGACCTCCAACGTGCAGACGAATCCTGCAGAAGAGTCTGGGGTCTAAGAGAAAATGGCAGTTCAGAAAGGGTCAGGAGGCAAGGTCCCTCGGAGTGCAGTACCCCGCACCCCTCGCGCAACCCCTCGCAAATCGGCTGCTTCGCCCACGCTGAAGTCGTCGCCGGGGAGAAAGTCCACGCCTGCAAAGAAACCTGCAACCAAGGCTCCGTCGCAGGCGAGAGGCGCCACGAAGCAGGACGGGACTCCGCGCGTCACCAAGCAGAACTCTGAGCATCGGCTCTCGGCTCGTCGGGTCACGGGCGACGGGACCGTTGAGTTCAAGGTGACCGGTCGCTACGCCGATCTGCTGACGGGCAAATTGTCGGTGGAAAGCCTGGACTTTGAGGAGTTGGCTCGACTGCAGTTGAAGGACAAGAACGGCCGGTTCACCGGTCGACCTCCTCGGTACTTGCCGGCCGACATCGTCAAGCGGATGCGCAATGAGTTCTTCAAGCGCGGCGACGGGATGTTTGCCCAGAACTACGAACGCTGCATCCAAGTCATGGTCGACCTCGCAGTGTCGCCGATCACCGAGGATGCGACAAGGTTCCGTGCGGCGCAGTACGTCATCGAGCGAGTCCGGGGCAAGATTCCGGACCGTGTCGAGATCACGGCCGATGAGAAGGCGTGGCAGACCGCCATGGCGTCCGTCTTCGTGCGGCGCTCCGAGGCCATCGAGAACGGCGACATCGTAGATGCAGAAGTTGTTGAGGAGAGTGGGGAATGACTACCTGCCAGTACTGCGGCGTGCCATTGGAGGAGGAGTCGGCCGAGGCGACCGGCGAGCCCGAGTCAGTCACGCTCCATCGCCATTGGCACTGGGCGCTCGCTCGACTCGTCCCGTGCCTCGCGTGCGGCGCCGAGGCCGGGAAGCCTTGCTTGGATAGCGATGGCCGCGAAACCTCATTCCTGCATGATAACCGCGTGATGCTCACGGCTTGGAGATACTGATGACGCCTCAACAGAAGTACCTTGATGCCTCGGCGAGGATCGAAGGCCCGTACCGCTACCGGCTGACGCGATCATGGGGAACCGGCCCGCACATGGTCTATGCGATGCTGAACCCGTCGACCGCCGACGCGCTCAAGGATGACCAGACGATCCGACGCTGTTGCTATTACGCGGCTCGGGAAGGCTATGCCGGCATCGTGGTCGTCAACTTGTACGCCTGGCGGGCGACGAGTCCTCTCGACCTGTGGGAGGCGATGTGGGACCGCCAGGATGTCGTCGGCCCGCTCAACGACGACTACACGCTGGACGCCTTCAATGAGGCCCTGACGCTTGAGGCGCCGATCGTGGCGGCTTGGGGCGTCAACGCACGCGAGGACCGGGTGCGCGACGTCCTCGGCCTCCTCGGCGCAGATAAGCGGCAACTGCTCTGCCTAGGGCATACTCTCGACGGACACCCTCGGCACCCGAGTCGTCTGCCCAACGACGCTCCGTTGGAGCCGTGGGAGTCCGCAAGGATCGAACTGGCGAAGGGTTGGAAACTATGAGATATGCATACTCGGTATTCACAATGCTTGCCGTGGCCGTTGCGCTCGTCTTCGGGCTCGGCGCGTGCGGGTCGTCGCCCGTCCCGTCACAGACGCTCGACTCGGCCGGCAAGGATGCGTGCAACCTCGCGGTCACGCTGACGACGAGCGGCATGACGAACGTCGATGACGTCCGGGCGATGCGCGAGGAGGTCGAGGACCTTGTCTCGCAGTCCGGCTTCGTCGGCTTCGGTTCGGACCCGTTCATCGCCGACATCATCGACCAGTGCTGGCTCCAGGGATTCGCGGTGCAGCGATGAGCGACCTGACGACGCAGACGTGCTACATCTGCCAAGGGACCGGACGTCGCCCAACGACTGAGTCCATCGGTAAGCCGCCGCACCCGAGTCGGAAGTGCGAGCGCTGCAACGGCGAGGGCGTCATCCCGGTTCGGCCGGATATGCCCGCAGGACGCGGCATCGTCATCGTCCACGTCGCGTTGTTCCCAGAGGATGACGCGGCTCGGGTGTACGAGGCTCCGGCCGAGAGCGGGCGCTACACGCTCTGGCGGCTTCGGACCGGCGACAAACTGCTATCGGCGCTGGAGAGCGCTCGTCGCGTCCGTCAAGTCCTCAACTGGGCCGTGTGGCCCAATTCGATTGTGTACGTGGACGACGACCGCGTGCTTGCCGAGCCCGACCCGGAAGCCGAGCCCGAGGCCAAGCCGATCGAAGGCGCGGACCCCGGCAAGCCGGACGTGTTCGGCATGGAGGCGTGGCCTCTGCCCGAAGGCTCGATGCCGACCGGGTTCTACGTCATCGTGATGGGCCTTGACAAAGACGGCGCGCAGGCGTTCTGGACGAGGACCAACGGCATGTCGCAGATGGAGATTGTCGGCGGGCTCGACGTCATGGCGGAGTTGGAACGCAACACGCAAGCGAAGTTGTGGCGCCCGGTCGACCCCAAGGACTACGCATGAGAGCCGAGCGCGACATCGTCCCGCACCTAGGCCAAGAACAGTTGGCGCTGCAGGCGACTCTGTACGTGCCGCCGAACTACCGAGCCGCAATCGAGGCCGCTGCCGCGAACCAAGAGCGCATCGAGCGCGAGGCGATGCGCGGGACGGTCCTGGAGGTCCTGATGCCTAGCGGAGGCTCGGGCGGTATCGACGCGAACCCGGAGCCCGTCAACCTCCCTCCTGTGTTGCTCGGCCGAGAGGCGAGACGTCGATGCGCTCGGAAGCGGCATGGGCCTCGCAAGGAGTTCGATGGCGAGACGTATTGCACGAACTGCGGCGAGCGGGTATGAGCGCTCTCGATCGGCCGGTCGAGTTCTGTTGCTACTGCAAGGAACGTATCACACGGAGCGATGACGGGAACTACCGTGACGCCTCGCGGATCATGAGCGCGTACTGCGACAGCGAGGACGGCCGGACGGGCGCGATGCATTGGCCGACCGGCATCGTGGACCCGAGGCCGCGCAACCGCAAGCCGGACGGGAAGTTGCGCTTGGCGCGGTAGCCTTCGGTTCGGTCGGGTTGGGCGGATCGCCCCCTCGCAGCCGTTGCGGTATCTATCCCTTCCAACCGAGGAGTACCAATGGCAGTCCAGGCGCGTTTCTACGTTGCGTCTATCACCCGCCACGCCAACACGGATCAGTCCGACGTGATCTTGCGTCCGGTGACCCGTGGCGGGGCAAACTCCGAGTGGGCGTCGGCGACCCCGAGCGGCAAGATGGAGTTGACCATCACGAACGCCGGGGCGACCTCGTGGTTCAACGATCGGCTCGGCAAGGAGGTCGCCATCACGTTCGCCGATCGGCCGGAAGACGAGTTGCAGTAACCGATTGCGCTGCAACAACTTCCCTCACGGTACGATCCCTGGCGTACACGCGCGTACATCGATCCAGGAGGCACCCATGGGAGCAAAGGTCAGCGGAACGGGCATCACCCAGTTCGCGTACGGCACCGCGCCGACCGACCGCAGCACGGCCAACGCCGAGGCGATCACCTCGCTCGGCGACACGCAGGCGGGCGTCGTCGTCCGCAACTCGGACTTCCCTCGTCCGTCCATCCCCGGCCGCTCGACGGTCGCCGGAGCGACGCGACTCAAGGGCGGTCGCGGAGGAGCCTGACAGCAGGAGGGACGGGCGAGCACTGGTCGATGACGACTCGGTGCTCGCCCGTTTGCTGAAGTACCAAACCCATTTCGCAGACAGGAGAGAGCAATGGCAGTCGTCTCAGGCCAGTCGATCAGTCCGGCCGGCATCACGCCGACCTACAACGCGGCGAGCGCGGGCGGTGACAAGATCCAGTCCCCGGAGGGATGCATCGTCATCATCAAGAATGCCAGCGGCGCCTCTGTCACCGCGACGTTCGTGACGCCGAACTCGCTGCCGAACGGCGACGCCTACCCGGACAAGGCCCTGGCCGTCCCGGCGGGCGCCGAGCGCTGGATCAGCCTTGGGCCGGAGTACACCGACTCCAACAGCCAGGCGTCGATCACCTGGAGCGCCAGCGCGTCGGTGACCTTCGCGGTTCTGCAGAAGCCGTAACGGCCCGCAGACGAGGCGGGAGGCCGCTGGTATGAGTCCCGGCCTCCCGCTTCCTGTGAGAGGAGATTGACGTTGGCAGCGCAGGTCGATGAGGCTCTGTACGTCGACAAGATGGCCGTCCACGAGATGAGCGGATGGGTCCCACACGTCGGCCAGATGCCCGTCGTGGAGTCGATGGCGCGTAACCGCGTGGCGGCGTGCGGTCGACGGTTCGGCAAGTCCGTCATCGGCGGCAACGAGGTTGTGCCCGAGGTGTACGTGGCCCATGCGATGCAGGACTACCTGGAGTCGGTCGGGAAGCGGCGTGAGTTCTGGATCGTCGGCCCGGAGTACAGCGACTCTGAGAAAGAGTTCCGGGTCACATACGACACGCTGAAGCGCATGGAGTTCCCATTCGACAAGCCAGGGACCTACAACGACCCGCACGGCGGCGACATGCATATCTCGTTGTGGGACGGCAAGTTTCAGTTGCACGCCAAGTC